TCTCCATCATGCAGGATTGGTCCCTCCGGAAGACTGACTTGCACCTCTAAATCCAACCGAACTATGATCACGTCCATCATTCACTCCTGTTAAATTCTCCCGCTGTTAAATCATGAGGCTGTTTTTTTACCTTGTTAGAAACCAAACGACTCAGTTGGTTCCGCATTAATGGATGTCGATGTGACAACCTTAGTTTCAACTCCCATATCATTTAGTGTTGCTATTGCATCTTCTACCGATATGCCCTTGCCATCGTTGGCCATCTTGGCAATGCGGTTATGCTCTTGGTTCTCAATGCCAGTTAGCATGAGTGAAAAGAAACCAGCAAGCCTCTTGTCGTCCTTCTCTTCGGGGTCCAGCTTGAAGAAGTCTGAGTCATGAAGCAGGGTCTTAACCTCATTAAGGAATGTGGACTTCTTTTCTACGCTCATTTCATTGAACTTGCGTATAATTGTATCACGATATTTCCTGTCTGTCAAGAACTGACAAGCGTACTCACGGAACCTAGATATCAGGTCGTAACAAAACTTCTTATTGATATCCTTGGCAGACGGAGAGCTCGGGTCCATTCCGTTATCCTTGAACTCAAGCAGAAAATACTTGAACTCTTCACGGAACGGGGTTATTCCACGCTCACCCATTACGGTATGCAGCATCTTAAGCTGGCCCTCTGTTATCTTGGTCGGGTCCCTATGTTGCTGCTTTTGTTCAGGTTTCGCATCTGTCGGAGCGGGCCCCGAATGTGTATCATTTTCTGCAACAGCTTGGACTGGCTGCTCTGGAGTTTGTGTGCAGTTTTGTACAACGTCAATGCTCTCAATTTCTTCCGGTGTGTACACTCCTGCCAGTATGTCGGGAGCCACAATCTTAAGGCCCTTGGATACTGCCCTCCACCTTAGCATCTGGTTTGGATACTTCCTCCACCCCTCATGCTTGATGCGCCCGTCCTCTTTCTTCAACAGCTCTGCCTGCTCTGCATCCTGAATAGTAAACTCTGAGCGGTAGTCTGGAAATCCCGGACGGCTGAAATCAATTATGCACTTCTCAGCTGTCTCTTCGACGAACGTTGCCTTAACTCCGTGCTTCATTGCCAGTGCCAACATGCTTGCTCCGTTCATTGCGAGCTTGCCACTGATAATGGCTATGCTATTCAGGGCAACAACAGGAGACAGACCTACTTCTTTTCCGTAGTGCATTATGGTGAACACGCCGCCAACGTTGCGTGCGCTTGGGAACAGGCCGCTCTCGAAGAACAGATGGGAAACCTCCACGTCGTTACTGCCACGGCGTACGATTGCGTTGTCCCTTTCTATCGTAGCTGGTACACTTGGTTCATCTTCCAAGAAATCATCGCTCATTTTTTCCTCCAGCTCTTGTATTGGTTCTTGTTATACGACGGGTCAAGCTTTTCTTTTAAGTCATGAACACGGCAAAGGCTTGTGAATATCTGCCACATGTCGTTCCTATATTCTTCTGGTACTACTATCTCTTCTACTCCCTCATCCATGGACCTTCCAACCCTGAGTATCTTTACAACTGACGGGAGCTCCCCGGTGTTCTCTTCCCAAAGCTTTGAACATGCCACTGCCTGCACCTTGTGCTCGAAGTAACAGCCCTTGCTTGTTTTGAAATCAATGTACGTGAGCTTTCCATCCTCTATGCCGTACCAATCACCAGTCCCGCCGAACGGGTACGCCTCAGACACAAGCGGCTTCTCCATTGCTATGGTTACAAGCTCTCTACCCTTCTTCCATTCCTCAAACTTCGTGAACATCTGCTTGGCCTGAGCTATTTGATTTCCAGTGAAGTCCCCGAGTGATGGTTCCATGGCCTGCAGGTCGCACTCTATCAGGTAATGCAAGCACGTCCCTATGTTTGCCAGCTGGTCAACGTACTCAGAAGACTTAACTCCCTCAAGCCCCAGCTTGTTTGCCCACTGAATTAACACCTGCGTGTTTGTGAGATACTTTGTTATTCCGGTTATCCCGGGGACCCTCTTGCCGTCCTTCTGTCTGTATACTGTGTGTTGCTTAGATGCCCTCTTAAACTTGTCCATTAGGCCCCTTTCAATACAGGAAGCCTGCCCTCCTTCATCGCTGTCGTCTGGTCTTCTATTCTGATTACAGTGTACCTTCCACGTAGCCCGGGAAAGCTCTTTCCGGGACCGTATGCCCCTTCGATTAGCAGTGCCATAGACATTAATGCATGCTTAGTCTTTTCTTTTTTCATCTGTTTCAGTATTCCATCAGGGTTGTTGCTGTTGGCATTCATCACCAGCTCCCCCTGAGACACAACCGCAACCGAGTACATCCCCTGCACAAACCTCCTTGTCTTTGTCGTTATCATTACCCAAGCGTATAGCTTTCTTGCTTCTCCCCCGTCCCTTAGCTGTATCCATGGGTACACTATTACTTCTATCTTTTCCCCCATCACAGTCAGGTATGTTGTTCTCGAACTCCGCACGCTTGAGTAGATATATGTATCCGATGGTAGCGAATACTTCTCTAAGCTCATTCAAATTCTCCCTCGTCGGTTTGAATTGTTCCAATCGACGAATGAATAGATGAACCCATTTTCTCAGGCCGATGGTGAAGTTCGGATACATCTGCCGATGCGGGTGGTGCTGCTGATAGATAACGGTATTCTTCTTCATTAAGATGCTCCTGTGAGTGGGTGCGATATGCTATTAACTTTCTTTCCACCCTGCCCGATGGAGTATCAGGATATCTTTTAATCCTTTCAACGTTCCTCGTTCTCATGCTCTGTGGAATAGGAGGAACAAATTCGGGGCAACCTATACACTTAACAGTAGCCGTATCCTTTGACCTATCCCACAATCCAGCTTCCTCAAGCTCAACAAGTACATCCTCTTCGTCAATCCACTTCATTGTTCTTAAGTATCTGAATTGCTTTGCTGCAGTGTTGCAGTTTGCACGGCACTGCTGCTTAGTTATCCTTGCCTTGAGTATCGAACAGAAGAACGTATTGTTCTGTAGATATTCATCAGCTTCACTCATAAGTATCCCCCGACTTCCTCAAAGTAATTTCCAACCTTCTTGATTGGGATGTACTTTTTGTAGATGCCAGTCCTTCTAGTGCAATCAACCTTGAGATATCCTTCGTCAGTCTGCACAAGCCCCTCACTCTTTGACTCACGATGATTGAACAGCAATGTGTCGAGCTCGCACGCAAGCATACCGCTGTCCCGTAGCATCGACTTATCAAGGCTTTCGATTGTCGGTTCCTCTTGTGGTTTCTTAAGGTGCCATATCAGGAAAACAACAAGGCCCTCGTCCACTGCCATTCGCTTAAGCTTTCTTGCGCAGTCACCGATATCAAGGCTTGAGTTATTGCCTGACATTTCAAAAAGAAAATGCCCGTGGTCTATCATGACAAGCTCTATGCCCAGTTTGTCCTTGGCCTCAAGTGTGCGCTGGCATATCCAGTTTACATCATAAGCCTTAAGCTCCTTCGGAAGGTAGAAAAGAATGTCCTGAGACTTGTTGTCAAATGTTTCAAAGAACTGTCTCATCTGTTCCTCGAAAGAGAACACGAGCGGTGGCCTTCCCTGATTAGAGAAGTTTCTAATGCATGTCTTCATGAGCGTTGATTTACCGCTCTTGGGTAGTCCACCTATCACAACCAGCTCTCCCGGAACAACCCCGCCTATCCATTCATTGATTGTCGGGAACCCTATATCTATCGGCTCCACCGGGGGAAGGTTCTTGAACTCTTCAAGGAGAGTTAGATTTGACACAACTCTATCCTTGCCATCGTATGTCGCTAGGTCTTCCCTAGTAAGTTCCTGACCCGGGACGGTAATAACCTTACCCATCAGCGCACCATCCTTGGCATGAAGCCAGATATGGTTTGTATAGCCATGTTGGAAAGAACCATCCATATACACTGGCCCTGCGTCCCCTCCTTATTGCTGAGCCATGCCATGCATTTGTCACCCTCGCATCTATCGGTGCCAACGCAGCACTTAACTAACGGGGCATCTTCATTCTTCATCGTTACCTCCGAACAACCACTGCGCAAAGGAGCGCAGCACGTCCTCGCACTCTGGTGTGCATACATCAAACCATGAACCGCCCGTGTACTTGTATGCCTGTGGTATTATGATGAACCTTCTGTCCCTCAAGGACCATCCCTTAAAGGTGAACACCCTGCCGCATGCATCGCACTGTATCAGCTCTATCCTACTCATCTCATGTCCCCTTCAAGTCGCCCTTCCATTGTGCCTCTAACACTTTCCTCTCTTCCGGGCTTGCATTTTTCCAGATGAGGAACCTGTCTTTGTACTGGTTCCCATCTTCTTTCCTTGGTTTGTCCGGGTCAACCGGGTATCCGCTTTTGTAGTTTTCATATGGGTGCGCCTCATCCATGAACCTTTCAAGGCCACGCTGCAGGAAGTCATGCAATGTCCACCTGTACGTCCAGTAAAAATTTCTGTCATGCAAGATGGTTGCGTAATTAAAGATTGCCTTGCACACTTCATCAACAGTGTAGTCTTTGAGAATTGTTTTAACCTTTCGCTTTATCTTTTCAGTGAACACTCTGTGCTTTACAACATCCTTCTTGTTCCAGTACCTGCATACCGCATCGACGCTCTCAGTGGAATGTCGGACCTGCCCCGCCATTTGTGTCACCCCCTTTGTCACCGCCAATACATGGCATGTCGTCGAAGGGATTTGAATCTGAGCTCTCATCTATAATTGAAACATCACCGCATAAAAGAGTGAGTGCTCCCATAACTTTCATTGCGAATGATGCTTCGCTTTCATTGGTAGCCAACCTTGTGATGCCAACAAAAAATTGTGCAATAAGGTTTTCAATGCTGAGCCTTCCTACACGGTCATTGGCAAACTTGTCATTCCATGTATCTGCCACCCACTTTGGAACGTACATGTCGAGCGGTATCTGAACGTCCTCATCGCGCACAGCTAATAGAAAAGCTTCACGTTCCTCCGGGTTCATGTTGGCCCACTTCTCATGCGTCATTGTCTCTTCCAGTTTCTTGCCCATGTTCACTCCTCAGCATGATTGTTTCGAGTGGTTCAACTTTATCAAGGTCGTAATCGTCAAACAACATAAGGCCCTCTGATTAAGGTCCTCACTATAGAAACGTTTGAGACCATGGAAAAGTTTTATCAGCACTCAATTTTTCTTTCACGTTCCCATGGCTGCTGTTCATTTTGCCTTGGTTGATTGTTGTTTTTTATTTGTTTTTCAATTACTTGTATTGTCTCAAGCGTGTACCAGCAGTATATGATTGACGCAACGGCACAAAACCAACATATACATGACAGCACAACACAAAAGATAAGTAAAGGAGACTCTCTTCTCATACAAATCTCACAGTAATGGTGCATAATTGTACCTAATATCTACAACCCCGGCTTCCTTTAATGCAAGTGTGCACGACTGGCAACAAAAGCTCTGGCCCATCAGGTAAAGTGTTGCACCACGGGCATGTCTTCCAGCTTTGTTGAGCGCATCTATCTCTGCATGGAGCACCCCTCCACAATGCGTATCGCATATGTCGAACGGCTCACCGCTCCATGTTTTAAAACATGCAAGCGAAGGGACACCAGTCTGGTTAAAGCCTATCCAGTGACGCCTGCCCTTCTTGAGTATGGCAACAACCAGACGCTTTGCACACCCAACCCTTATATCCCTTGGCTTGTCTGGCCCCTGCGTTTCAATCTCCCGGCGATAGTGCTCGCACCCGGGTAGCAACAGCTGCACTATTTCATTTATCATTGTTCTCCCTCACTGTGAAGTCTTTCATGTTGGACCAGCACATGTGGCATAAGTATATTCTCTCAGTGTAATTCAATTGTATCGGGCTGCTTACTTCGGCATAAAGCTTTACCTTGTCCTGAAAGAATATCTCTTTATTGCACCTGTCACAGTTATATGATTTGCCCATTACTCTGAGTACCCCCATTTCCCATCACGTTCATGGCGTGCCTTGTTCTCCGATACCCATTCATCGTGGGCTTTCTTCCCCTGCTTCCAGTACTTTTTTTTTATTTCCTTTGCACGCTGCATACCGTCCGGGCTGTTCGGGTGGCGCACCGACATTTTCCCATCCATAACAAATGAACCACACGATGGTAGGCGGTGCACATCAGAGCTCCCGCATTCAGGGCATGACACAGTGTCACTCCTATCGTCCCGGTTCTCAATCGAACAGATAACATCGTACTCGTGACCGCAATGATTACATTCAAAATCATACCATGGCATTAGAGTAACCTCCTTTGTTTGTGTTTCACTCCATTGAGTGGCTCTCCGTTGTAGTTATCCATTACATACTTATGCAGTGCACCGAGCACGCCTCCCGGCTGGTTGCGCTCTTCTATTATCTTGAGATACTTATCAGTGCACGCAATGGCTTCGTCTCTCGTCTTGATAATCTCGGTTATCGGGAATACCCGAACTCCGGTAGTGCATTCATATACAGTGTATCCAACGATGCCGTCACCTATCCTGCTTAGTACGAGGTCTATGTGCTCCCACCCCGGGACCTCTAACTTCGTGCCCTTTACCTCTTCCCCTCCTGCTATGTTTATAGTAACTTTCTTGCTTGTCATTTATCATGCTCCTTAATGCAGCTTGAAGAAGCCCGTCAACAATTGACCCTCCGTACTCCTTCACTATATCTATTCCGCTACGTTCCTTTTCTATAAGCAGCTGCAGCAATGTTGGCCTCTGCTTGATTACCTGCCTCTTCCTGTTCCATATGCCAAGCATTTTTACAGCCTGCTTGAATGACACACCACGTGCCTTGCGAACGTAGTCTATCACGTCTCCCCGCTCACCGCACCCCATGCATATGTATTGTATACCGTCTTTATATATAACAAGTGACGGCTGGTTGTCTTCATGGAATGGGCACGCTGCAGCGAAGTACCTGCCCTTGTCTATTACCTCTATACCATCCTCCTTCATGGCTTCGAGTAAAAGCACAAGCTTATTCATTCACCTTTCCCTGACATTGCAGCTGCCCTTGTCACTTCAGCTGAAAGCCTGTTTATATCAATGCTCCCCACTGTCACACCATTGTAAAGTATGAGTGCGACAGCACCATAGAGCTGGCCGAATTGGTTGTAGAAAGATACTGCTTCTTCTATGCTGTTGAAAGACTCAGTCCTTGCGCTGTGTCTGCCCTCAATGCTGATGCGTAGTAATTCCATGTCTCTCCTCCCATTTTAATTTCCTGATTGATTTTTCTTTTATCCCTAACTTATCAATAAATTCCTGTAGGGTCATTGACGTACCCTCTATACCAACGATGCCGTCATACCATCCGCTTATATCAATCCGCTCCGCTGATGGAGTCCATGTAATAGAAATCCCACTATTTCGCCAACTATCATTTTCCGGAATAAAAATTTGTTTAGGCATCAGGCTCACCTCCATATTTCTTTAGCAAATTGTTTTATATCCCCACCACACATAGATGCGTGCAATTCGCCGTAATTTTCCCAATAATCTTCAAATTTCATGTTTACCACCTGTGATTAAATGTTTTATCAAAATTAACACTATCAAGCGAGCAGGTAGCGCCGCTAACAACATTCCTTACATCGCAATTTCCAATCCCTTCAAGAAAAACAACAACAGTATTTTCTCTTACGAATGCCTTTGTTTTTGTGTAACTTCGCTTACCGTTCCTGTGAATTATTGTGTCGTCTTCATAACGTGATGGATAGTAAACGACGTGAGCGCCGATCTTGAAACATGTATTGAAAAGAGTAGCCGTCTTTTCTAATAGTCCTATTTCCATCAATATGACTCCTCTCGTGTTGTAGTTTTTATATCAGCTTCAACCCAGTCTGCCTTACGAACACCACATTTTGAACATACCCACCCATCATCCCATTTATGGCGGAATTCGCATAATTTTTTGAAGTCATCTCCAAAATTAAGTTCTTCACCATCATAATCGAACCAAATATTGAGCATATAAATTCCGCTTTCGCCAGGAAGATCCTTAAACGTAACGTCTCTTAATTCTGTGCTATCCAAATAACTCATATCAAGAAGAGCTTCCCAATACGGATGAGTCTCTTGCGTTTTACCCGTTAATATTTTTACTGACTTAAAAGCTATGCCGTGGCTAATTCTTAATTCGTGCACTGTGTCGTAGCAAGGGACCGCTTCATCATCTTCTATATCAACCGATAGAAACCAGCTCCGTTGTTTTATTTTATCCAATTCAACCCACGGAGTTCCTTTTTCAAAATAATGATTCTGTATTCTGAATATAAAGTTCATAAACAATCCTTTCGTGTTTTTATGTGGAAATGAATCCCACTTGTTTTAACCATTCAACCTTGATTTGCTGAGGGATTGCACCATTATACCTCCAGATTCATCTTTGCTTTGATATGATGCCAAAACATCCGCCCGCACTTCCCGCACCGCTCGTCTTTCGTTTCTTGTAATGCCGACCACCTTGATGTCGTCCAAGTTTGCAGCTCATCAAACAAGACAGCTTTTTCTATGGCTCTTGCAAACTCTAATATATCTCCATCGGGTATAGCTTCTTCATGTTCCCAGTGTCCACCACACAACCGAGTATATTTCAACGCTATATCTTCTATCTGTTTATCTGTCAGCATCTTTCATCTCCTTAACTAATTTTTCGTTTGCATCCACAATCTTCTGCATATCCTCAACGGATATTTCTTTTTCCAAAGGCTCGAAAAAATAAACCTTCTCGTCCTCTTGCTCATTGTACAGTTTGCGCAGCCTATCAATCTCTGCCTGCTTTGACTCAATGTGCTTCACGTGCACGGCAATCTGTTTGCTAAGCTCTATGTTAGCAGCCTTGAGCTCACATATTGTATCATTCATTCTTTCAATTGTCAACAACGTTTCTTTTTTATTCATGTTACCCTCACTAATCAAGGTCCATGGTTAACAGTGCAATAATTCCTATCAACAGTGCAACCACAACAACAGTAACAAGCAGCGCACCACAGAACATACCCATCTTGTATGGCGTGAACGTTGAACATATCCCGGCCAACACCTTGTTCATTATAAACATGAAGCCATCTGTAAACATGCGCCCTCCCATACAGGAGACAGGGGAGCGGAGCAGCGGAGACTTGTACCGATAAGACTCTTACCCCGCTCCCTTGCCATGATTGCTATGAGTTAACTATCCAGTTGAGCAGCTGCTTCTGCCCCTCGTTCATGCGGTCCAGCCTGCTGATGTTTAATCTGAGAAAGTCCCTCAGCTGGAACGGTGCGCTGTCGTCTCTGTTTCTTTTTGCTTGCTTCTTTTCTTTTACCTGCTTTGTTTTGCTCTTGCTCATATCCCATGCTACTGTAGTGGTGGGCTACGCTCGGACACGTTGCCAGTTTATATCGCCTGCACTTCTTTACCCTGCACACCAGCGTTGACCTGAACCCACCACACTTAAGCAGTGGGCACAGTATGAATGATGAGAACTGTATTGCTCCGTCACTCAGCTTGTGCTTCTTCATCGGTCTTCTCCTTGTATGTTTTGTTAAGGATGAAGTCGCACGCCTTCTGAGCCTGAGCAGCTGCGCTGATGATAAATTTCTTGTCGTCTCTAAGTTTCTTAAGCCAGCCGCCAATGTAGCTTGCGCTGTTCTTGATGGTGTTGGTTATCCCGGCGAACCCGCACAGATACGCAGCACCAATCTCTGCAACCAGCTCTTCCTTGCTGTACTCTGGAGAGGCGAACCAGTTTTTCAGGTCACGGTCCAGCCTGCTCTCATGTCCAGTGCTGTGCACAATCTCGTGGAACAGGGTGCTGTAGTATTCCTCTGACCCATCGAACGTTTCTTTTTCTGGCATGCCGATGGTGTCACGGTCCGGGCTGTAGAACGCACGTCCTCCACCATGGTTTACCGGGACCATGTTATTGTACTCTGACACGACACGCTCGCATTCCTGTATGGGTGTGAAGTCTTTCTTCTCTTCCTCTTTTTCAGTAGGAACCTTGAGTCCTTCGCACTGCTCACTATTCCACACACGGTAGTACCGGAGGATGAATACCTTCTTGGTTGTGTCGTTACCATCGTTGTCCTTGGTCTTGTAGTCTACTGGTTTCCAGAACACGATGATGGTTCCCTTCTCACCTGACTTAACCGCACCGCCCATCGACTTGCACTGATTGAACGATACCCACCACGGGCTGGCGTAACCATGTGATGCCAGTATCCACGGGTTGATGCCACGGTATTCCTTCTTGGTCTTGAGGTTCTTCGGTGTGTTGGCCATGCCTTTCCACGGCTTATGCCAAGGCACGATGCCCTTCTCTAACAGCTCTATGATTTGATTTGTGATGATTTCGTACACCTTATTGTCCATGGCCTGTCTCCTTTTTACTAGAGGTTATTGTGCACCCCACGCTACTGTTCTCACTGTACTGCAATTAAACTGCAAGCTATTGATTTATCTCGTTAATGAATGCAGCAACATCTTTTTCCGTTGGCTCTTCATCGTAGAAAGATATGGTGTTTCCATGATGCAGCTCATAAACCGTGAGCTCCTGAGCCTCGTCTTTGTAGTATCTTTTAATCATGATGATAACTTTCCCGGCGTGCTTTACTGTAAACTTTGAGCACACCCTATGCTCTTCGTGCCGTCCAAGAAATATTGTTTCCATCGCATGTCTCCGCTTTGAAGTTATGGCCGGGGTGGGTTACCGTACGCTGCCCACCCCTCAGCTGCAGTCTCCGTTCATAGGCCCCGTCTCCGGTGACGGGCATCTCGCCTCACTCGTACTGCAGGTTGCCATTATTATTGGCCGTGGCAGGGTACTCAATTTCCCCGGGTCACTGGCCCTGCGTCGGACCAGTCGAGCCCCAGCCAATACCGTTAAGCAATCACTGGTACAATGTTGATTACCTTTTTGTTAAAGGCAACCCTGTTCACAGTCTTGAGGTCAATCATTCTCAGCTGCTTGTTGTACGTCTTGCACTGACCGTTCCGATACCGTGAGTACAGGTTCTCAACCACGGGGATAAGGCCACGCTCGAACGGATTGAAGTTCATCTTGCCAGCTCTGCGAACCAGCATACCATTGATGGTACGGAGTGACCCGTCCTTCTTGGTGAAGTCCACGGTCAGCATGCGAGTACCGCTGTTGAGCAGCAGGTCCACGATAACCTGAGCCATGTTGATGCTATTCCTACCGATTGTGATGTAAGTCTTTTTCATTGTACGTCTCCTTTGATAACTGTTTGTGTTGTTGTGTAATTGTTTTGTTGCAATTGTTTATCATCGGTTGCTCGATGTTGTTTGTCGGGAGGCTTTCGCCTCCGTGTTGCTAGTTCATACCTTCCTCCCTGAGCATGCGTTGATGTTGGATACCCTCACATTACTGCAATAACCCAGCAAGCTATTGATTTACCACGGCTTTGTTCTCATGCGCCAGAAGTGCAGGTCAGATAAGAAACGGTTGGCATCTGACCATAATGTTTCAGTGCAGTGCATGTTATTCAGCGTGTCCCATTGCTCACCGCTCATGTCGTCAACACTCTTGATGTTATGCTTGTTGAACAGCTCAGTAAGGTAGCTCTTCTGCTTCTTGTACAGTGGTACATATCCCCGTCTTGCCATGGTCCTGTCTCCTTCAGTAGCGTTTGATGTTTCTTTCAAGCTCATCTATAAGCTCAACAATCCATTGGGAGTGAGGTTCTTGGCCTTCATATCCACAGTAGCATGCACTTCTACCGCACTCGTCGTCTTTCATGTCACGATATCCCTTAAGCGCAGTTATGATGCGTTGATATATTTCTTCGGGAATTAATCTGCTCATTGCATGTCTCCTTTGTCGTGTTTATAATTCGCAGTGGGGTGTGGCTTCATTGCACTGGTGGTTGGCGTCCCACCGGGGTGATGGTCGGTGCTCCACCCCACCCCACCGCTTCGCACTCGGTCCACGGTACACTTGCCATGCGCCCGTCTCCCTGCACGCTCTAAGGTTTGTGTTGTGCCTCAGCTTAAGTACACCACAATCTCATACCTACCTGACGGCATGCGATACCAGCTCAGGCAGAGAACGCTGTTCTTAACGGCATCATATCCGTTGTCGGTGTGCTGCCCGACGTTGAACGTGCACTGACTGTTGCTGCCACAGAGCAGCCCTGACCATGGGGTGTAGTCATCGTCCAGTAATTCAAGGCCATGGTCCTGCAGTGTTACGCTGATATCATGCAGTGGTATAGCTTCGTGATACTTCTTGCCCAGCTCGTAGAAACGTGCATTCATTTTCTTTCTGTCAGCAACCTTTAGTCTCATTGTTTTTCTCCTGACGTACGAGTTGCACTGCAGAGTAGAGAACGTTCGCTGTCTCTGGATAAACCCTCATCATCCAGCCCGATACATACGCGAGTAAACCTTCAAGCTCTTTGTAATGGTATCCCCTCATGCCTGTTTCAATTCCTGTCTTGAGTTCTGCTGCCACTTGTTGGTCAGGTGTTTGTCTCTTCATGGCCTGTCTCCTGTTTGTTAGTAGCTCATTGAATAGGGACGCTGATAATTGTACACGTCTTCATCGAACGCCGCTTCATTGAATGACTTGCTCTCTGGTGCACCGCACGTCTCACAGTATACGTGCTTACCCTTTGGATAGTAGAAGATGCGCTTGCCCTTCACGCTGCAGCCACACTTGCAACAGCTGCCGTACTTTCCGGTGGTCCAGTATGGGTCTCCCGCATATCGTGTCATGGCGTGTCTCCTTTCACAGTACTGCAATTAAACTGCAAGCCCTCGATTATACATGCGTTCTTTGTATCCCTCGGTGTGCCGCCACGGCTTCTGGTATCCCATGCTGATTACAATCTGGTGCCCACTGAGCAGGGCTGCGTTCACGTACCAGGACCCTATCACTTCCAGTGCCTGCTCGTACGACATTTCCTCGGCGCACATCTCGTTGTCGTAGATGAACGCAACCACTTCACCGTTCTTGAACTTGGTAACCTTGAGTGATATGGCCCTGCTTGCTGAGTGTTCACGAAGATACTCTTGGCAATAGAACGTTGACTCGATGGTGTTCAGTTTTTCTGGCCTGCCCTTTTTCACGTTTATATACAGCTCAAGCCTCATGTTCATTCTCCTTCTGATAGTTTTTAGCTGCGAGTGATACGTATTTTGTGCACCCATTTACTGCGCTGTCGCACCCCATCTTTGACAAGCATGGTACGTCACAGCCTGCAGCCAGTGTGTCACAGTCCCTGCATAAACATGCGTTGCAATTTGATTTTGGCATTGCCCTGTCTCCTGTGTGTTATCGTTATGCTGCCTGCCTTACTACCGTTGCATCTCCTGACTGGACCAGCTGCTCCATCTCGTCGCGCTGCAGCCACAGCCTGCCATCTCTGGTCTCGAACATCAGGTCCTTGTTATCGAAGTCCATCAGTATCATGCGCTGCCCCATCACTGACCACAATGTACCCTTGCTGTAGAACCTGCATGTTACGTGCTGCATGGTAGCCTCCTTATGCCTGTTCGATTTCGACGTAGTTGACGTTCGGTATCAGGAACCACTCCGCTGCTGCCTCAATTGCCTGCTCCATGCTGCTCACCTTGGCACTCATCCAACACTCTGCATTGTAGCACGCTCTTACCCAGTACATGTTCGCCTCCTATATGCGCTCGATGGATACTGATGCGCCCTCATTCTGCAGGTCCTTGGCAATCTCTATAGCCGTTTGTGTGTAGTACAGCTGGTACACTTCCGTTTCCCCATCTGCGAACACCCCTGTAACCTTCCAGTTTTTCTTTCCCATGGCCTTGTCTCCTTGTGTTAGGTTGCCGCCCTCACTGTACTGCAAAAAGACGGCAACCAGTTGATTTTCCTAGCGACCTTCCTTCAGGTCCATCTTGTGCTCTGCTTCTGCCATGGCCTGCTCATATGCTTCTGCCTCTGGCATTCTCACCTTACGAACGCGCTTCTTCTCGGGCCATATCTTGCGCACGTGTTTCTGTGCATGATGCCGCTCGATGGTGTACGCAAGGTCTTCTGTTTGTCTAACAATTGCAAGCAGTCTGTCCGCTCTGATACCCTGCAACCAGTCTCCGGTCTCTTTCATACCCCAGGCAATTTCGCACACCTTCTCCATCTGCCACCATAACTGCTCGAAGAGTCTCTTCTGTTCATCGGCTTTCCTATCCCATATTGGCTTCACTAAGGTCCCGTTTCTCATGGCTTTTCTCCTGTTTTGGGTATGGTCCCGGATTGTCCCGGGACCGTTTTGTTTTCGCTGGCACTAGCCCCTGCATTCTGTCAGGATTGTAAGGCCCTTGCAAGTCTTGCAGGCCCGGCATATATGGCAATTGTTCTGGCAGTAAATTTCCTTTTTGTTCGCTGGTTTATAGCCTTTTGGGACTACTCGGTAGTTGTTATGCGCCATAAACCCGGACCCGTTCACGGTCATATGGCATTCTCTGGCGGTCTCCAAGAGAAGAGGGGTAAGGATATCCCGGCGCGCAGTGTAGACGAACGTTTCAATCCCATCGGTATCATGCAGTTTTTTGGCAATTGCGCAAGCTTTTGCGAAGTCATCTAAACTGGCAAAGTCTCCTGACTCATTCAAGCGCAGATGGGTAACCTTTTTGCGAAGTCTCCCGTTCATCTCAGAGAAGCTTTTTGCGATATCCCCGGCACAATTGGCTTTCCACTGCTTTCCCTGTCTTCTACGGTATGGAAGGCACTGCTTATACATGCGTTCGTCCCTGAATGCATAGCATTTCGACGTATTGGCCAGCTGGCAAAGGCCCAGTTTTGCAGAGGGGCAATCATGCGCGCTACCCATGTTCACTATCATTGTTCGGAGTCTTTGAGTCTTGTTTTTTCTGTACTTGCTGTTACCGAGTGTGCATTCTACCAGTGTTTTCATAGCATGTCTCCTGTTGTTAGTGTTTGTTTTTTCTAACGTTTTTAGCTTGCCTTCACTTTACTGCAAAAAGCTTGCAAGCTATTGTTTTTTCGACGTTTTCTGGCAATTGGCCGTTTTCTAGCATTCAATTGGCATTCTCTGGCAATATATTGAAAAAGCTTATAAGGCAAAGCTTAAAAGCTTTAATCTATTGCTATTGGCAATATATTAGAAGCTTATAATATATTAGATACTAATAATATATTAGAAGCTTATAATATAGATTATTAATAATCTAGATTATTAAGAATATATATTGTTAGCAATATATGTTATTGGCAATGTATTGAATTAATTGGCAATATATTAGAGACTTGCAAGCAATGGGAATGCTAAATAATTGGAATGCAGCTTTTATCCTGCCGGGAGTATAGCATTTATTTTATGCAATTATCAGCGCATATTGCCTTATTTTCAGCTATTTTGGCCCGTTTTTAGCTACATATAGGGGTTTATTGCCAGTTTATTGCAGTTTTTTGCACAGTTTCGTTGCCAATTGCACTGAATTAATTGCATTTTATTGCAATGTTGCTGCAATTTTCTGGCCGGGAATGCTGAAATTGGGCTGAAAATGCGCTTCCTGCGACAGGCCCGGGCGGGTACGTGTGGGTCGAATATGGGGTATGGCACTATGGAGGTGATATTACCGTTTAACCATCTGAAAAAATTGGAAATTTTCCTTTTTTTTCTTTTCAACACAGCATTAATCTTCTCAATTGTTGCCAATACCAGTCAAATTGCCAGTTTAAAATCGCTTTCTATGGCCCTGACAGCTCATTCCTGAAGACTTCTCAAGCAAGATGACCAATGACCCGTCTTTTTAGCGTTCGTTCAATACAGGGCAACCTCGTGCGAATGAGAGCATATGGCTCATAATGGGCTCAAGATGGGCTCAATCTTGCATTGGCTCAATCGAACCATTAAGGATTTCCTAATTGTTGCCAATATATTGTTAGAAGCTTACAATATATTGGTAGTTACTAACAACATTGCTAGTAACTAGCAACATTATTAGTTTCTAACATGCCTTTTTAGTAGTAAGTAAGATTAATCTTTATTATTGGCTATAAAGGATAGATTAATCTAGCTGTTAGCTTGTAACTAAAGACAATTTATTGGTAGCAAATCGGTAGTTAATTGGTAAGTATCGTGATGTAATCGGTAATAAGCACTCCAGTTATCGACATATTGAGGTGAATGTGTCGATTTGGTTTGAAATTATCGACAAATTATCGACGTTTTGTTTACAACTATCGACACTTTGCGAAATCTGAGTTGACAATTAGTTGCAAACGGTTGACAATTGCCTTACAATAGGTTTGCATTTGTTGTCTCTGGAAGGCCGTAAGTCAACATTTATTAACAAAAATAAACCGTGGATAGAAAAAAGTGAGGAAAATGCAAAAAAGATTAGACCCGGGTGTGCAGTTCAAACGTTTCTATAGCGTAGAAAGGGAGCAGTACCATAACAAGGAACACATGGGGGCTCGGATGACCTGCCCCATCCCAGCCTCCCGAGTGTTCCAAGAATGTAATCGGTGGCAGTGCTTAACGGCAAGTCTACCTCTAGACCCCGAACGTAGAAGACAGACTACTACAAACGGTAGGTGGTGATTTTGCTCTGTCAATAATCCATCAAGACTTTAGGGGACTGCCACTGTTTATTTTGTGATTACTTGAAACCCATAACAAATTTATGTGTATCAACAAATGCCGACAACAATTTACGTTCCACAAGATATACCTGATATGCACAGTGGCATTTCAATCACATGGACAAAGAGTGCCCAGCGCATAGACATATCTGGTTGGTATGACCAGTTTGTTGGTATCGAGGGAAGCTCGTTTACGTTGTCTGAGTTTTTCAAAAAGCTTGGCATAACAAAGAAAGACGTTATTGTTGCATTAGCTGACATGAGGCTTTTATGAAAGAGTATCACAAAATACAGACGCTTTTTAAACGTGACCCACAAAAGAACTTTGAGAAGGTGATACCCGGAGAGTTCTCACTCCCCGAGTTTGCGTACTTAAAGGACAATATATGGGAGTTTACCGAGAAAATTGACGGTACTAATATCAGGGTCATATGGGACGGCGAGTCTAAGGTTACATTTGCTGGAAAGACAGACAAAGCGCAAATCCCGTCGTTCCTTCTGACGAAACTTAATGACCTGTTCACCGCTGAGTTAATGAACTCTGTGTTTGAGGAAACTCCAGTGTGCCTCTATGGTGAGGGATTTGGAGCTCGCATTCAAAAGGGCGGTGGCAATTACATCAACAACGGTGTTGACTTCATATTGTTTGACGTTCGGGTTGGAAGGTGGTGGTTAAAGAGGACCGATGTGGAGGATATTGCAAGCATGCTCTGCATTAGAGTTGTACCATTAGTTGGCCTTGGAAATCTTGAACAAATGGTAGAGCTCGTTAAGCTTCCACTCAAGTCTGCATTTGGACAGTTTCCTGCAGAGGGAATTGTAGCAAGACCGTTTTATGAGCTGTTCTCAAGAAGTGGTGAGCGCATAATAACAAAGCTTAAGGTGAAAGATTTTTAAATGCGGGGTCGTCAAGATGGTAAGACACCAGTCTCATAAACTGGTTAAACATGGGTTCGAGTCCCATCCCCGCAACCAACATTCTTCGTACGTAAACGGCGGGGACGCCTGCCGTTCGGGTGGTCGGCCAAATTGCAGCGGGTGCTCAGGATAGGTCATTGGGATGCTGAGTGCGTACGGAGAAAGAATTTTAATGGAGGTTGGCAGACTGGGAAACGCAGCTGACTGTAAATCAGCCGCCTCGGCTAGATAGGTTCGATTCCTATACCTCCAACCACATATGAGGTTATATGAAAAATATGAACGTTCTTGAGATTGTAGAAGAGTATTTGATTAAATTTAATTTTGACGGATTGTTCAACAGTGACTTGGAGTGCGGTTGTTTTCTCGGGGACCTTTGCCCATGCGAGTCTGATTTCTGCCAGTGTGAACCCGGGGTAACGAAGGTGATAGACCATGCAGAGTTTGGACCAAACACCACGATAGTTGGTCCGAGAGAGGAAGACCAAGAAGAATGATAACGTTCATTGTAATTTGCCTGATACTGTTTGGATTGTACAATGCGTACGAAGCCTTTTGTGTTTTTAGAATATCACAGAGGCAAGACGTTCTACTGAAAAAGATGTCACTTAGCGAGATGGACATATTTGTTCGTGATGAGGTTATGCCAAAGATTGAAAAGGAGATGCGATGCGATACGCTGCTGTCCATCTTACAGAATCACCAAAGCCTTGGGCCGCTCGAATGGATGATGAGAAAGAAGACTGGTGTTCTCTAATCCAGCCAAACTGTTTTACGTGCGATGTGTGGTCAAAGTGTATGGAGCGTTATGCGCTTAAAAGTGAACGCGAGGCACTTATTGATTACCTCATGAACAATTCGACTCTTGTTGTGGCAGATGGAGTGTCATACTTCCTGACAAAAAAGGAGTCAATAAAGTTTCTCATCAAAGAGATAGGAGGTTCTATCTGTATGATATTTAAAACAATTTTCAAGAAAAACGTTCCTTGGACACGGTGACAAAATGTCGGACAAAATATGGGACATCATAACATGGTTGCTTGTTGTTATTGGCACGCTTATTGCAATACGTGTCACGGTGGCAATGAGAAACAGCCAAGAGCAGCCAATACAATACAACGGATTTCGTTCTTGGAACGAGTACAACCACTGCAAAAGACTGCACAAATTCCACGGAACAGATTCCTCAGAGAAAGATATTGACGGTAGCTGGGTGTTTTACCGGGAGGGACAGAAATGCGCATTGTGGGACCCGATGGTAAGGTCAGATTATTAACAGTTTTGTTAATTATCATGTTTGTAATCATGGCTATTATGTGCATTGCATCTTGCAAAGAGAGGGACGTTATGCCTTCAATTACATTTCAGGGAAATTCAGACTTATACAAGAGCTCTTCAGAGAGTTCTTACAAGTACAAGATTGAGCTTGACAACGGTAACGTCTACTACACAAATGAGTACTCGACATTTGACGACGGATATTCAATTGCGTTCAGAGACGAGATAGGTGGTAAAAGATTGATGCTAATTGGACACTCTGTCAAAATTACGTTCCTTCAAAGCGGAGGAGAGGATGCCTAAATGCTTCAGGACAATTGACCCGGTGCAAGAGCCCACTGATTGCATTCAAGAAAAATGTTCAGCTTGGATATCCAGTGGGAATTTTAGTGGCTGCGCGTTTGTTGTTGCCGCACAAACCACTGCACTCAAAAATTTTATTAAACTGCGCGAGGATTACAATGCAGGAAAGTCCAAGTCTCAAAGAGATAAAGAAAGAGATGGACGCAATGATGCAGAGGATTCTAAAAAAAATAATACAGAAGCTGGAGGAGTTCAGTAATGAAAGCAAAACTGATAGCTGAGCCTGCAATATACTGGCATGGCGACCAGATGATTCTTCACAACATGATTGACTATGCCGCTGCAGCACAGTGCGACATGTTTAAGTACCAGTGCTTTAATCCTGAAAGGCTTAGTCCTGCCTTCCAGCCGAAGAAGAAGTTCTATTCCAAATGCCAGCTTGACTCTAAAAGCCTGTCGGACGTTAAGAGCCACGTTGAGGCAAACGGCATGGAGTTTGTTGTTACAGTCAACACTCCAGACCGATTTATTTTCATGCGTGAGCTTGGCGTTGAGAACATAAAAATTGCCAGCGGCCAGCTGCATCCATCTCTTTTACAAGAGCTTGATAAGTACAAATGGAAGCGTGTTATTGTTTCAACTGGAATGCTCAATGAGGCTGACAAGCTTGACCAGATACGAGAGATACAATCAGCTGAAGAAGTTGTTGTGATGCACTGCGTTTCGTTGTATCCTCACAATGATAACGAGACAAACATGCAGCGGCTGCGCTCCCTTGACAAACGTATCGGACACGAGACAATCAATTATGTTCCAATTGTGTACGGGTACAGCGACCACACCATGGATGATTTGGCAAGTGTTGTTGCCGTGTCAATGGGGGCTAGGTATATAGAACGTCACTTCAAAACCGAGGCGTGCTTCGGACCAACCGTTCAAGTGTGTTGCAGCCCAGCAGAGCTTGCTAACTTCAGTGCGACTTTAAGGCGCATTGACTCTATCATTGGGTGCGGCGAGCTTGGTATGCAGCCACGTGAGTGGAATAGTTACGAGCACTACAAAAACAGGTTTCTTTTATAGGAGGTCTCATGGGCAGGAATAGGGTAAAGCAAACAGCTGTTATTATCCCCGACACACACGTTCCGCTACACAACAAGGCTGCTCTCAATTGTGTCTACAAAACCATTAAGATGGTACAGCCTGACATGGTTATGCACTTGGGAGACGTGGGAGAGTGGGACAGTGTCAGCGCGTGGAAGTATTCAAAGAAGAAGCGTCCACCGCTTGAGTACATACTTAAGGACTTGGAGAACGACAAGAAACAAGTAAACGCCATGCTCGATGAGCTGGACCACGTTTGTGAGATTGCTGGAGTACAAGACAAGATAGTGTTGATGGGAAACCATGAAGTATGGCTTAACAACTTTGTAGAGGAGCACGACAAGAATGAGCTCTACCTTCCTCAGTATAAACCCGAAAACATCATGGAGCTTCAAAATAGAGGATGGGTCTGGCACAAGCACGGTGAGTATGTCACAATTGGAGAAATCAGCTTCTATCACGGTGGGCACCATGCTGGTGTACACCATACTCGCATGCATTGCATCAATCTTGGTGCCAATGTTTTGTATGCTCATAACCATGGTGTTCAGCGTGATAGTCTGGCTAGTCTGCGTGGGGTGCATGCTGCTTTTTGTATTGGCTGTCTTAAGGACTGCCAAGGCGAAAATAACAAATGGCTTAAAGGGAAAAAGATGAACTGGTCTCACTCCTTTGCCATTGTGTACTGGAACTCTGACGGAACATTCCGCGTAGAGCAGATTGATATTACCGCTGGCGTTACCAACGTGTGGGGCAAGTGGATAGATGGCAACTAAACATCTGTGGTGGATATCGCTTCCATATGCCACTGGCCTTCTTGAAACAGAAGACTACATCGTGAAGCAGGCACCTCCGTATTTCAGAAGATATAAAGGGACTGACATTGCCAGAGTCATTGGTGAGCTCAAAAAACAAAAAGGATTTATCGTCAAGCAAGTTAACGAGGACTGTAATGGTGACGGAGAAGATTTCATGTGAGGAATGCGAAGACCTTTCGTGTTCCATTACTTCTGTTCCTACTCTTGATGGCCTTCAAGATACTGTTCACAAGCTCAGATATGCTGCTTCCGACAAAGAGACGTGGTCTCAGACTGTTCTTAGGACAGCAAATGCCATTTCTATGTCAGAGAAGACTCCTGAGTTGTGTGCCAAATTTGGTCAGGCTTACTACAACATGATGGTCAGGTTCGACTTTGTTCCGGGAGGGAGAATACTTCGTAACTCCGGGAAGCCAAAGGGCAACCTTTTAAATTGTTTCGTTCTTGGAGTTGAAGACAATATTGAGAGCATTGCGCTGGACTGGTACGGACCCGGGATGATAGTGTCTAAGTACGGTGGAGGCATAGGGTTCAATGTTAGCTCATTGCGCCCCGAGGGCGAGCAGCTCAAAACTCAGGGAAACAACTCATTCGCAACTGGACCAGTCTCATTTGTTGATGGGCTAAATCATGTATTGCGCCTGATACGTGGGGGTGGCGATAGACGAGCAGCTGGGTTGGCCCTTCTTGAGGTTTGGCATCCCGAGATATTCAAGTTCATCAATTCAAAGCACGAAGATGGAAAGCTTGAGAATTTCAATCTAAGCGTCGGCGTTAATGATGCATTTATTAAGGCTGTGCGTGGAGGAAAGGATTGGGAACTAGCGTTCGGAAGTAAGAAGTATAAAACAATAAAAGCAACTGAGCTTTGGGATTACATCGTAAAGCATGCTTGGGAAGTTTCTGAGCCGGGGATAATAAACTTTGAGAAGATGCAGAGGGAAAACAATTTATGGTACTGCGATACCATATCCTCTACCAATCCTTGCGGAGAGCTTCCCCTTCCAGTAAACTCTGCATGTTGTTTAGGAAGCATTAACCTGAGCAATATGTATGATGAGAAGAAGAATGAAGTAAACTGGAAAAAGCTCAGGGATACCATCGCCCTTTCAGTTAGGTTTCTTGACAGTGTTCTTGACGTTAGCTATTATCCGATAACACAAATCGGATTAAACGTTCAGGCCGCTCGCCGTATTGGTCTTGGCACGATGGGGCTTCATCACCTTATGCTTAAGCTTGGCATTAAGGAGTATGGTTCAGATGAGGCTCTTGAGTTTATAGATGAATTTTACAGGAGGTTCCGTGACATTAGCTATCTGGCTTCTTCTGCGTTGGCTCTCGAAAAGGGGTCTTTCGATAAGTTTGTTGCTGAGAAATTTTTACAGGGAACATTTCCTTCCACTCTTCCAAGGAGAGTAAGAACTTCCATTAGGGAGAATGGCATGCGGAATGGAACCGTTCTCTCCATTGCTCCCACTGGTACTATCGGTCTGCTTGCTGGAACAAGCCAAAGCCTTGAGCCTATATTCGCCCCCATATACAAACGAAAGTATTACGAGGGAAGAGAGGTTAAAGAGGTAACTGAGTTTGACACTCTGTTCAAAGACTTTGTCGTTAAAGGAAAAGACGTAAGCCATTTCATTGGCGCGACTGAGGTTTCACCAAAACACCACATTGAGGTTCAGAGTACTGTTCAACAGTATGTAGATAACTCAATATCAAAAACAATAAACATAGAGAAAGACTACCCGATTGGCAAGCTGAGCTATCTGTTACTCGACAACATTGACGACATCAAGGGGACCACTATATATAGGCGTGGAAGTAGGAAGAGCGAGATATTAACCCCATGCGAGTATAAGCTTCCTAATGAACAGCTTCTCAAGCTTTTGAAGAAATGAGACAACATGGAAAAGACACTTCCAGAAATACCGGAGCATGTATTTGCCGTGGTTGTTTTTATTGACCCAACGTACTCTTCTGGATGGACAGAGCGTTCAGAGCTCCCCAATGCAAATGATGTTATACATGTTGGTGCTGGTGTGCTTGTTGAGGAAGACGAGAAGGGTATAACATTGGCCCTTATGACCGGGCTGTTTGACAGCGACAAAACTGGTGACGTTTTGAACCCGCTTCGTATCCACCGTAGCGGAATACTTCTAATGGATAAATTCACGTGGAGAGATTATAATGAAGTCAGAAGACGCAATAAGAAAATTCAAAAATGTATTAACCAAAAGATTTCAGATTTTTGCAAGGAAGAACATTGATTACGGCAGCAGTTTCTCTGTCGATGGAATAGTCGGCATAGTTATCCGTGAGGGCGATAAGCTCATGCGGCTCAAGACAATATCCCAAAAGGGGCATGTTATACGTGTTAAGGAAGAGGGGCTTCGTGAGCTTCTTAGGGATATAGCCAACTACTGTGATATCGGGCTTCTTCTTCTCGGGGATGGTAATGCACAAAAAACTACTAATCGCAGTAACAAACAGAAGCAGTTACAACAAGGTAAAAACAATCGTTCAAAATCTGTACGATAACATTGACCCTGTTTTTCTGCTTGGCGGTGGCGTAAACATCTACAGGTATGCTGGGATATCACACCTTATAGAGCGTGACTTTCCAGACGCAGAAATCAAAACCGTGCACATGGCAGTTGAGGGTGACGACCTTACTAAAATGTCAAAGACGGTTGGTCTCGGGCTAATTGAAATAGCAACCCTAATAGACAACATCAATGTAGACGCCGTGTTAACAGTCGCAGATAGGTTTGAAACGTTGGCAACTGCAATAGCATCGTCCTATCGAAACGTTCCTCTTATTCACCTGCAGGGCGGCGAGCAGACTGGTACAATAGACAATAAGGTTCGCAATGCGGTTTCTCAGCTTGCCGACATACACTTTCCAGCTACACAAGATGCTTCATATAGGCTTGAGCGTTTGATAGGCGCAAAGTGTAAACATATATATCCATATGGATGTCCTTCCATGGACCTCCTGATTGCAAGGGAAGACTCACGCAGGATAAGAAACGAACGTAAAATAGAGACCGCCGTTAATGAAGATGCTATTAGCTCAGCAACCGCTCATGCAACTTCCACGATAAACTCCAAGGGAACTGGAGCGTGGATAGATGCAAGCCTTCCTTTTATTCTTGTGCTTTTCCATGGTGACACTACCGACGATGCTTTTGTTCGTGGTGCCCATTCCCTTCCTTCCGCTTTAGATAAAGTGGATTGCCAGAAGGTTGTGTTCTGGAATAATATCGACCCCAATGGAGAGCACATTGCCAAAATCTGGAGAGAGCATCAAGGCAAACACAGGGACGATACAAGGTATATACGGCACATAGAACCCGAGGACTTTGGAGCCATATTGTCTATCTGTGGAGCCGTTGTTGGAAATTCCTCCACTGGAATACGCGAGTCTTCATTCTTGGGAACGCCATCTGTTAACATAGGATGGCGTCAAAACAACCGTGAACATGCAGATAATTGCATGACAATACCAATGAAGGAGAGCGCAATTGTTGAAGCCATTAACAAACAGTTGCATGTTCGTTATAAGCCGTCAGACCTTTATGGAGACGGTAAGGCAGGGCAACAAATAGCTTGGAGGATAAGCAATGTCTTATGGAGCTAACAATTGGGACGCCTTCTGGAATCACAACACCAAGGTTCTGTCTCCTTCGCAGAAGACTCCGTTCATGAAAAACTTTGCTGTCATGTGTGATATTCTCCGTGACTACTTTGATTTCAGGTGGGAGTTTGGAGGATTGAAGACTCTTGAGATTGGAGCTGGGCGTGGAACCATAAGCGATATGTTTAAACAAAGGGCTTGTAACACAACCTGTTCTGATATATTCGGAGTCGGGCATGAGGTTACTAAGCAAGCTGCCGCAAACCATAGGTACATTCAGCACGACATTCTTCGTGACCAACCACTTGAAGAGAAGTTTGACATCATCATTACGTACGGTCTTCTTGAGCACTTTGATACCGAACGAAAGATAGAAATATTTCATAATACATATCAGATGCTCAGCGACCCCGGTATAGAGCTCCACTATGTTGTTCCAAGAAAATGGACAAATCGGGGAGAGAGTAAGGACGTGTACCGTGATAGGTGCAAGGACTTGCTGAGCCTTGATTATCTGCAAAACAAGCGAAGCGGAATTGTGCACGTGTTTCCTTATTTCAAGAAAATGAACTGGGTTTGTTCAGGTTTGTTTTCAAAGGGCTTCATCATATGGAATGGGAGGTAGTCTTAACACAAATGGATAAAGGAATGAAGATACTTGCGCTGGTTACCGCTAAGGCAAATTCTACAAGGGTTGCCCATAAGAACAAATACATTGTTCACGGCAAGCCACTTTACAAGTGGACCGTTGAGTTCATTGAAAGCTGGAGAAGTCTCTTCTTTGAGGACGCCATATTCAGCTCTGACAATCCATTTTCGTTTAGACTGTTTGGTGGATGGATAATATGCAAGAGACCAAAGTATTTAATACTTGATGACACACCGCATATTTTGTCTGTCAAGCATGGCTTGGAATTTGCAGAACATTGCACCGGGAAAACATATGACGCAGTGTATTTGTTCCAGCCTACCAACCCAATAAGAAACCAGAAGATGCTCGCTCACGCTACGACTTTACTTGATTATCACGGAAGCGATGAGCCGTATTTATCAAGGTGTATATACCGTGATGACAACTTACAAAAGAAGTACATCGTCGGTGCCAATTGGAACAAAGACGAGGGTGGGAGCCCATTTATCAAGAGCGGTTCACTCTATGTTTATAACAGGAGATACCTTCTTGATGGAGACTGCACAAAAACAATTCCCAAAACAATGAACATGGTTGTTGATAAACGTTGTGGATACAATATCAATGATGAGACTGACCTGCATATCACAGAAGCATTCATGAAAGAACTGGGGATACCATATGGATATGAAGGTTTTTACGCTTAAGAACAATGACAGGATGTCTGACTTTGACATACATTCTGCAACATCTCTTTGCCTTCCAGATAATGATGGCAGGAGAGTCTTGCTGGTTGTTCCAGACCATACTAGGAAATTCAGCAGGTTTGAGTCAACATTGCTTAATTGCTCACAGAAAAAATATGGCAAAGATATGGTTGACATTGCCATAGCAACTGGCATGCACAGACAAAGCACCCTCTCTGAGGCTTTACTCAAGTGGGGCTCAGGTGTTCTTGACTGTGAGATTTTTCAGAACAATCCGAACGTACGTGAAAATACAGTTGATAAACTTAAACGTAACGAAAACTATTTTGTCATTGCATACAGTAACCCGCTTCCACACAATCATGTTGGCATGAGCGGTGGGTTTAAACTTTTAATGCCGGGTTTCGCATGCCTTAAGGATACGGCATATTTTCATGGGACATCTCGCGAGGCTGCTCTTTCAATGCAGGAGGTATTTAAAAATGCAATTGATTACTGGATAGGGTGTGCGTATGACCACCATGGATACGTGCTCGACCTTTGTTTTGCTGAAAAGAAATACTACTTCGACCAGTGGGTTTTAGCATGTCGCAATTACTACAAGGTTGAAATACCGAAAGAGCTACCAGACGTTGCATTGCTTACCCCAAGGATAAAGGATGCTGACTTCATATTGGCAATGAACTCTCTACTTGTCGCAAAGGACTATCCAATAGTTAGGGAGGGGGGAGTCATTGCAATAGAAGCAGACATGACAGACGGCATAGGTGTTCACTATCTTTTCCAGAAGCCCAACGGAGCTGTTGATATTTATTATGATAAAATATTTGAAAAAGAGTTGCGCAATTCTGAATTTCATGTTATAACTACTGGAGCAACTCAACGTGCAATGCAACGTTTTTTTGACAACAAATATGTTGTTGTTCACGAAAACATGTTTGAGTTTCAGCAGTTTCTTTACGATATGTTTGAAGGCCATTGTTTGATACACAATTATATCGCACCCGAAATGATGATAGGAGAACAGCATGCAACAGAAACCTTATGACATTAACATGGCAAGCTTGTCGAGAAGATACCCGTTACTGGCTAGGGCGATACACGAGCTCAAAGACGATGGAACAGTTCGCGTTTCCAAGAACGCAAAGAACATGCCATACTGTACCATTAGAACTCCCGATGGTGCTGAGTGGTTGCCGCACGACAAGAGCGAGCCACAGCTTGAGGGGGAGTCTTTCGCAAGGGTGGAGATAGGTGCAACTTCCAAGCACGCTAACATTATCCTGATTTACGGGCTTGGTCTCGGGTATCAGTTTGAGTCAATATTCAACAGGTACAATGCTCCCGGAGCAATCTTCATTGTTATCGAGAACAATCTGCAGCTGTTTAAAAAGTACGTAGAGAACAAGATTGTTTTCATGAACAACCCACAGGGTCAGCAGGTTGGAGTTCTGTTTGACATGCCGAACGTTCACTTCCTGATTGGCCTGCCGCATGACGAGCTCTATAACATGTTGTTTGACATACTGCACTTTTCAAGTGGGAGCGTATTTTCTACGTTTGAAATAATAGAGCATCCCGTTTTGATACGGTTTAACAAGCCGTACTACAAACCAATTAATGATATCGTATCACGTGTGTGTTATGATATCAGGAGTTCTTTCGGAAATGACCCTGAAGACTCTTGGCTTGGCATGGACCACATGCTTCAGAACACTGACCTGATTTGCGAGAGCCCGGGCATTATAACTCTCAAGGACAAATTCAAAGATTTTCCAGCATTGATTGTGGCCACTGGTCCATCACTCAACAAGAACATCCACCTTATTAACAAGTTTAAAAATAAGGCTGTAATATTTGGTGCTGACGCCTCAATCAATACGTTCATGAAATACGTCAATGAAGACGGAGAGAGGGAACCAATTGTTCCAGACATGGTAACTTCCCTTGAACGCAGCCCGACAACGCACAGACACTTCGCTCAAATACCAAAAGAGAATTGGGGTCCGCTCCTCGATACGTTTCTCTGTGCATGCCCCGTTGTGAGGCCAGACGTGTACGATAACTGGCACGGAAAGTACTGCATGATGTATAGGGATTTTTCTCACTTCCATTGGCTTGGCGTGGATAAGGGCACGCTCAATACTGGAAAGTCTGTGACAAACTTGGCTTGGAAAGTAGCCGAGTATATGGGCTGCAATCCAATCATTCTTGCTGGACAGGACCTCGCCTTTGCCCGTGACGGTCAGACACATGTCAAGGGGGCCACACACGCCAGTGAGGGACTAAAGAAGTCGCCGCTTATCCAACAGAAGGTTACAATCATGGGATATGACGGGCAACCAATCGAGTCCCTTGATACATGGGTTGGCATGAAGAAAAGATTTGAGTATGACATCTCAAGGAACCCCGAGATTTTTTGCATTAACGCAACAGAAGGAGGCGCATTAATAGAGGGCTCATACCAAATGCCATTGCAGGAAGTGCTTGACCTGCTAAGTGAGGAGCGTCCAGTAAAAAAGCTTCTTGACGAGTATATGCCGAAGCCAACACCAGAGCAGATTGCCTCCGACAAGGAAACAATCAAGAGCCGTATTGACAGGGGATATATATACATCAATCAGGGTATCAAGAAAATAGAGAACATTACAATGATTGTGGAAGAGGCTATGAAGGAGATGAATGCTGGTCGCCTTCCACTGAACAGGTATGAGAGTTTTGCAAGAACAATAACCATGGAAAAGGCAGACTTGTTCAATGACGATTATTGCTGGTACGCAATGATGCACGTTATGCAGTCTTGGATAATGGGCAGGGACAATATCCTGAGAGCATGCAATGATATGTACAAGGGAAAGGAGCTGATGGCGACAAAGCTTCTCAAGCTGTACGAGCTATTCCGTGGTATGAAAATGCTTTACGAGAAGGTATTCAACGGCACAAGGGAGATGTATTATGAGCACCCAAGCAACCCAAAAGCTTTGCCGAATTTGCAGGAGTCCCCTTACACAAGAGAATTGGAAAGACTCCAGACGCAAAAAATATGATTACATATGTCAGGCGTGCTCAACAGAAAAGGTGAAGGCCCTGTTTAAGGAGCCACGCAAAAGATTTATGGGCAAGTTCAACGTGATTGAATGCGAGGGGACTTACCCTGTCATTGAAGTTAGGCGTGGGCATAAGCCAACCCTTAAGGAGATGGCAGACGCCACAGAAGAATTTCGAGTTAAGAAGGTTATGGCGTTATGCAAAAGCGGGAACGACGATAAGGCCAGAAGAAAAGCCATAGAGTATTTGTTGAAATGCTGGGACAAGCTTGCCCCCAATGATGCGGCAGATGTTATTAACCAAGCCAACAAAATGCTGCAGGCGAAGGGTGTAGACGAGGACGTTAAAATTGGAATAGCCATAGCCATTAAAAACTTTACTGGCGTGAAAGATTCCAAGAAGGAAACTACTCTTACGTTTGAACAAATGCTTGAGAAAGGTGGATATGTTGAAATCGACGAAGATGGACAGCACAAGACAACAGGAGCTGACGAGTCTTTACTATGAGGATATCCGCAAGCAGCACGAGGATGGTATGCGTGAACTCAAAGGTAACAGGCTTGCAATGTCATATCTTGTTAGCCGTGGGGTTTTACCTGACACCATAGATGCATTCAAGCTTGGCTCTGCAGAGGGTGGGCGTCGCGTCATGTTCCCACTATATGCGTGCGACGACGGAAAGTTCAGCACTGTTGCTGGATTTCAGTTGCGTGCAGTTGATATGAGCGAGCCTAGATATAAGAATACTCAGAACTCTTCTTTCTTCAAGAAGGGATACAGCATTTTCGGTATCAATGTTGCAGCTCCCTACATAAAGGAAAGGGGTGTTGTGTATGTAGTTGAAGGGACATTTGATGCAATGGCAATGTACCAGCGTGGATACTACAATACAGTTTCAATTATGGGTTCGCACATTTCAGATGTTCAGGCTTTAATACTCGGTGAATTGTGTAGGAATGCTGTTCTGTTGTTCGATGGAGATGCTCCGGGCTATCATGGCATGGCAGACGCATGCGCCCCTCTGGTTGCCGCAGGGTTCTGTAACACTATTGCTCTCATCCTTCCGGGAGGTTATGACCCAGCATCGTATCTTAGCGAGCACTCAACGATACTTGACCTTGACATGGAGCATCTTACTGAGCTATGGATTAAAGTGAGGTCTCAGGGCACTGGTCCGGTTGAGGCTAAGTATAACCTCATTAAGGAGCTGGTTAATTCTTATGCTTGCAACTCAGACAAAGAATCGTTTATTGATGCTGTTACGAGGGTTATAAATGAAGTTTGATTTGTCTCGTATGCAGGACTTTGAGTATTACTCCAAGATGCTGCTAAGAATACAAACTGGCCGTGGGCTTGTGCCGTTCGATTTTTCACAGCGGTATGTCCAGACTAAAATAAATGCAGAGTGGGAGAAGTGTCTTAAGAATGGAGAGCCAGTTAGGTTCATCATTTTAAAAGCAAGGCGTCACGGAGTTTCTACTTATGTTCAGGGGAGGATGTTTCAGGGTTGCCATACCCAGCCCCACAGGCAGGCGATAACCATTGCTGCAGACGACGAGGGATGCTCGTATATACATAACATGTCTCAGATATTTTATGAGTATCTTCCACCAGAGTTGAAGCCAGCAACAAAACAGAAGAACATCCACAAGATGGTTTTTGACTATCCCAAGACAAGAATACAAAAAGAGGGTGGTAAGAATTATGGACTTAAGTCTTCCCTCAAAACTGTCTCTTGTACAAATAAAGCTGGGTTGGGTACTGGTAACCATTTCATTCATTTTAGTGAGTACGCCATGTACCGAGACGCAGACGGAGTTCGTAAAGCTGTTATACCCACAGCCTTTAACGAGCCCGGAACGTTTGTCGTCATTGAAAGCACAGCCAATGGAATGACTGGTCCCGGAGAAGCTTTCTACACTGAATGGAAGCTTGCCAAGGAAGGAAAGAGCGTGTTCAAGCCATTGTTTTATTCGTGGCTACAGCACGAGGGATACGTAATGGAGTTCTCCTCTGATGCAGATAAGAGAGAGCTCGCTGGTACTTTGAACCTCGAAGAGCGTGAGCTTAGGGATAAACACAAAGCAACCCTTGAACAGTTAAACTGGAGAAGATACCAGATAAAATTTCTCGGTGGTAACACCGGGGACCAGACTGGTGCAATAGAAGCATTTCACGAGCAGTATCCTACCACTGATGAAGAAGCGTTCATAGTAAGTGGACGAAGCGTGTTTAGTAGGGCAATTCTAAAGCTGTATTACAATCAATGTAAAGACCCGATAGCAAAGATGTCCGTGGTTAGTGGAAGGCTGCGTGAAGACCCTGATGGCGACCTGTGGGTATGGGCTTTCCCCGAACCAAAAGCAGAATACGTTGTATCGGTTGACCCATCTAGCGGAGAGCCCGGTGCCACTGACTTTGGGTGCATAGAAGTTTTTCGTGTTGGACAAATAAACAAGGGTGACTGGGGAGAGCAGGTTGCTGAGTGGCACGGCAAATGCGATGCTGACGAGCTTGCAAAGATTGCTCATGTACTTGGCATGTTTTACAATACTGCACTTGTTGCTCCAGAAATATTTGGTTATGGTCATGCTGTTCTCGGCGCATTGCTTAAGGGTGACTATCCAAACATAATAAGGAGAACACAGCTTGACGCTATAACTAAAACATATTTAAACAAATATGGATGGAACACCAATCCAACAACCAAGCCGTCTATGTTAACTCTCGGAAGATGGGTTGTTAATAACAAGATGGTTGTTATACGAAGCGAACCTCTTGTCATGGAAATGATTACGTTCGTTCGGGAGGAGGGCGGTGCTGGTGCTAGTGCCTATGGCAGAGGCAAGGATGATAGGGTTATGGCTTTCTTAATCATCTTGAAGGCAATGGAACAGGAGTACGGAGACCATGACCCCGATACCGTTGGGGTAGAGCAGCCAAAGCCCATTGCAGACGAGATTGGAAGTAAGGCAAGAGACAAGATGTATTACGATACGTTTTGGGACGACAACCCTGATGGTAGACCACATAACAAAAAATCTTTTCTTGACCTATAGGAGATTACATGAGATACGAAATGGAAAAAAAGAAGTGCGACGTATGCGGTTCAGACAATAACAAAGTCCTGTGGGAACAGATGAATGATGGGACCAATGTGCAGTTGAGGGGCGATGACGGGAAGGCTTTCCATAACATAGATGTAATGTGTATGGACTGTGGAACAATCTACAAGAACCCGTCCTTTACTCGCTCTGAGCTTGCAAGGTTTTACCGTGAAGACTATTCAGCTCTGTTCAGGCCCGGTTGGGACAAGTCAATTTCTAAGAGCATGCTCACATACACGCTCACATCTGCCATTATGGCAATAGATTGGCTCAAGGCAAGGCTTCCGCTTCATGGAAAGAGAGTCCTTGAGATTGGCTCTGGTGACGGAGTGTTTGCAAGATGCTTATCCGCTGAGGGGGCAGATGTTACCCCCATTGACATGGATGCGCGAGCCGTTGAGGTTGCCCAAAAGCTCCACGGCATTGCTACCATTCAGGAAGATTTTATGTCTGGTGCGGAAAAGTGCTGCAAGTACGACATTGTTTGTCTTCGCAACACACTGGAACACATGTACAGCCCGAAGGAGGCACTGCTCAGGGCCTCTGAATATATGACTGACGACGGCACCATGTTGATTGAGGTCCCATCTGCTGCAATGCCGTACCCAGCCATTAATGTTGGAGCATTCCTTAGTGCTGCCCACAATTATACGTTCCTCCCCGAGACCATCACCCTTCTTGCCAATAAGTGTGGACTTGGAGTCCGGGATATACAGTTCTCCGGGCATAACTCATGTATGCTGATATTACTAAATAAAGATAAAGAACACCACACATTCATAAACCTTGCTGAAGAAATCTATGCGTTTCTATTAGAACGCTATAAAGAGCACAATGAAATATTTTTTCAGAAAAGGGATATAATTTTAAAACTTTTAGACTCGTCAAACGTTTCTAATAGTGTAGATGTAATAAAATCATACAAGCATACTTCAAATCTTATAACGTTCCACTTCCTGTCATCTCTCCCTGCCAATAAGTTTGGCTTGAAGAAAATGTCAGAAATATTCGATAGTTATGCGTGGAGCAACGCTCAGGCAAGTGACATACAGTGTTGCGCAGCTACCTTTGAATACTTCCGTGGAATGTTTTATCGTGAGATGGGTGACTTCACCCGGGCAATAGACCAGTTTAAGAAGGCTCGCTTCCTTTATCCACAGTTCATGGAACACAACGTTGTTAAGGAAATGCTCCTTGAGGGTATACTATCAGAGCAGAGCTTTCAGGAGTACTACTGGTACAGTAACGAGAAGACATGTCGTGATATAGAATAGCGAGAGATGTTTAGCCATGGGCAGGAAGATTATGCTACGCTTAGGAAAACAAATACAGAATGCACTCCAAAGGAGAAGCAAATGGCTACAATCGCAAAGCCAAGAAACACAATCAATAACGTCAAAGATGACTTCTTCGACCCCCAGCCCGGACCAGCCCAAGAAATTGTCAAGCCCTCCCAAACCCCAAGGGGTGGAATGGGAAAACCAAAAGCAGTGCTCGAAGACGACAAACTCACAAATGCCGGGCAATACGGAGATAAAGAAGATGAGCAAAAGACTATCGACAAAGGAGTTGCTGTTGATGAACCCCCAGCTGCAGGCACTAGCGATAAGCCTGTTGATACAGACGGCAAAGCTGGTGGGGAGGGGTATAAAAAATCTGTATCTTTACTTGAGCAAGAAGAACAAAAGCGAAGAGCAGCCTTCTCAGAACTCAAAAGACGCGCAATAAATCAGGGTGCCGAAGAGCTTCTTTCATGCCTCGAACCAAGTGCTGCAAATGAATATCGCATTGCGGCCATGGAGTATGGCGTAAAAGATATTGGCATTTATGTTTTGGGAATACTTAACCGCCTTGCCAAAGAGGTTGACTTTAACAATCCAGACCTCGAAGTGGAATGGCAGAATGGTGTTGTTGGGTATACTGACACTCTTCGGTGTAATTATTGTGGCAAGGAGATTGTCAATCCAACAAAACTGAAACAGAAGTTCTGTTCAAATTTGTGTGCAAAGTATTATCGTGAGCAGGGTGACACCGGGGTTGTGTATCCCGATGAACATCGCACTGAACGCCCGACCCCGGAAGACGAAGAGCGAACCGCCTACGAGGCTGAGCTGCAAAGGACAGGGGGTTAATGGATGGCCGAGCTTATAGGTACTGAGCCAGACAAGATTAAGGCTTACCTTGAAGAGCTTGACACTGAGATGGACTCTTTTAAAGAAGAGTACGTCTCCAAGGGATGGGACTCTTTGCCAGACTTTTACCGTGGGAAATCTCATTGGCACAAGGAGAGGCCGAGTCATAAAGTTTCTCCTGTGTTAAATTTTCTCCGTCAGGCAATAGAACGCAAGACTTCCCAAATGACTGACACGAAGCCATTCATGTCAATCCTTCCGTTCTATGACCCCCTCACAAGAACCGCCGAAGCCCTCGAAGATATCATTGCCAGCAAGTGGTCTGAGCAATCCCTTGACATGACTCTTACCGATGTTATTTTCTTTGCCGAGCTCTTTGGTGGTTGTGGTACGAACACCACTTACAACAAGGAGCTGCTTCACGGCATGGGAGACAGCACCTTCCAGTTAATTGACCCTCGTTATCTTAACTTTGACCCGGCCTGTACATCTGCTTATTTCCTTGATAGAGCAGAGTATGTTCGCATTGAGGACATAAAGCCAACCTCGTTGCTTCATTACATGTACCAGCCATACATTGACCAGATTAAGGCAGACGCTCCGGTTGACTTTTATACTCCAGAAAAAAGAAACTATGACCGTAAGGGAAGGATAATCAGAAAGGTAATAAATAGAATTAAAAACAAAAAGACAGGAGCCCTTGACAGGTCACTTGTTCGTGAGTACTGGCTGCAAGACAGAACCCTTGTTGGTGGAAAGCTTAAGTACCCGGGAGGCAGGCACATCATTGTTGCTGGAGGAGCCATTGTTGTTGATGAAAAAAATCCCTATTGGGATAACAAGTTCCCTACCGACATGCTTGATTGGCACCGCAATCCAGATAGTGCTTGGGGAGATGGAGAGCTTGAGGACCTAAAGCAACTGCAGGTCCTATTGAATAAACTTGTTGCTATCATAATTGAGAACGGCATCATGCAATCCAATGGCATGTGGATTGGAGATAACAATGCATTGAAGCCAGACGAGTGGAATAAGTTAGACAACGTTCCCGGGTTGAAAGTTAAGAAGAAGCCCGGGAGCGAGTTAAGACGTGAGCCCGGAGTTCCCGTACCGCCAACCGTATTCAGCACCATCCAGTATCTTGAGAATGCAATTGAGAAATTGGCTGGCAACACAGAAGTGGTTCAGGGCGGTGCCCCCGGTGAGGTTAAGAGCGGCATAGCAATTGAAGCTTTGCAACAGGCCGCTATGGCGATAGTAAGACTTAAGGCCAGAGCCATGGAGTCTTTACTTGAGCGGATAGGGCAGAAGATGATTGCTCGCATCTTCCAGTTTGAAAGTGGAGACAGGCAGATGTTCCGCATCAAGAACGACAAGAATTATGAGGCTTTCAATTATGTCGGTAAAATACTCCGTGGAGAAGATAAAGAGGCAAAGAAGTTTTTAAAGAACCGTGAGGATGCTTGGAAGAATTTTCTATTCAAGATAAGGCCGGGAAGTTCAATGGCCATGAACAAATGGCAGGAAACAGCTATTGCAATGCAGCTGTATCAAGCGCAGCCAAAGCCCCTCATTGATAGGGAGGGAGTGCTTGATATGATTGAACTGCCAAACCGTACTGAAATTCTAAACAGGATGATTGCTCAGGAACGTATGGACCAAGAGAATGCAATAGCAATGATGGCCATGCAGGCTAATGCTGCTGCCAACAGAGCTGGTGCAGCTTCTCCTGAAGGTCAACCAAATGGTGGTAAGGGTGGCTCAGCTCCTAATGCGCCAATACCTCCAAACAGTCCTCACGCTGACCAAGCTGCGAGGGAGTCTTTAAGTAAAGGACAGGGCATTGCAAGATAAGGGGGAAGTATGGGCGGTGTAATGAAAGTTAATGGCAAGGTTGTTTATTCTGACCTCGGAAAGCCCGTAGCGAAACAGACTCAGCCACGGCCTACATCAACTACGACAAGCGTTCAGCCTACTCTAGGGATTGCCGAGTATTCTCCAGCTGAAGTTAAAGAGAACGCAGCTATCCCCAAGCAGCATCGCGTTGAGGAGATTGCTTCAAAGATTCCTTTCGTCGATGCAATAAGTTCCAAAATAAAGGAACGTTATAAAAAGGCAAGTGACATAGAGTAGATGTATGCCAGTAAAAATTACCAAGTTAGGTGGTGGTAAGGTCCGGGTATCAACTCCCGGCGGTGTTAAGTCCAAGTCAACTACCATGAAGAAAGCGCAAGCTCAGAGGCGGTTGATACATGGCATAGAGCACGGCTGGAAGCCAACCGGGAAGCCTTCCAAAAGATAAGTATTAATGGATAGTCGAGACCCAGTACGGTGCTGGACATCAAGACTTCCACAAGAGAAACGTTCTTGCAATCCAAGGACACTTTCCTATAATCGGGCAGATTCCTGACTAGGAAAATCAGTCGAAAGGAGAAATGGACATGGGTAATGAGGCGAATGGCTCACCCTCTGGCGACGGGAAATCTGCAGAGGACAAGGGCGAACAGAAGTTTGACCTCAGCAAAGTCAAGTTGGACGAACTCCCTGACGAAATCAAAGAACAAGTGAAGGGGTTCCAAGCCGATTACACCCGCAAGACTCAGGCACTTGCAGCTGAAAAGAAAGACATGGAACAAAAGCTGAAACGTGCAGATGAGTGGGACAATTGGTACGAAAGAAACAAGGACACCTTACAGCAGTTCAACGATTATGCAAAGAAAGTAGCCAGCGGAGAAAACGTGCACCGAGACAACAGACAGCCAGACCCGGATAACGGCGACGATGGCAATGACGATGACGACGAGCTTTTTGGAGACAAGAAACTCAAGAAGGAAGTTGCCCAGCTCAAAACCGATTTGGCTTCTGGAAGGCAGGAGATACAGCAGACCATAGCGGGTAGCAATCAGATGCTCATTGACCTAATGGAGGAGATACAGGTCGGTGAATACCCGTTCAAGATAAACCCCAAAAAGGTTATCGAATTTGCCAGAGCCGAGGGCGTCGTGAATGTTAAGAAGGCAATTCAGGGCGCATATAAAGACGAGCTCATCGAGGCAGAGGTCAAGTCTCGTGTCGAGGCCAAGCTTAAGGAAGAACAGGAAAAGAACCTCAAGGTAGTAAACAACACCATGCCCCAAGGACGAATGGTTAAAAGAGTAATCAAACGTGGGGAAAATGGTTTGCCTTTGGAGTCTCGAAGGAAGTAAGCCAATTCCCCTGACCAAAGGGGTATTGACATGAGTTTACAGAACACTACTGAAATTGATGCCTTCGTAAGGGATGAAGTACTCCCCGAGATTGAGTCACAGATTGTTGTGAACAATGCGGTGCTTGCCCGTCTCGAAGGCATGGGCAAATACGTTGCCGACTCTGGTGAACACATCAGAACTGGTGCTCGGTTTGCTCATCTCCCGGGTGGATTTTACAGCCGGGGCCAGAAGTTCAGCACCACTCAGAAAGAAACCGTGAAGGAGTTTATTCACGAGTGGAAAATGGCGTATGTTGACGTGACCATCGACGGCTGGACAGAAGCAATTACAATGGGCACCAACAAAATTCGCAATTATGTTCAGGACAAGATGAACAATGCTCAGGAGACCATGTCCCAAATCCTGAATGACTCGATGAGGACTGGTGGAGAGGGCGACAACATCGACGGCCTGAAATGTATTTGCGATGACGGGACAAACTACGCTACGTACGGGAACCTTACCCGCACCTCCGACACTTGGGCAAAGGGTCAGCTTGATGCTACTGGCGGGGCTTATGCTAACAGCATATTCCAGAGCATGTATGGCTCTTGCTCCAAGAATAACCAGCATCCCGACCTCATCATAACCACGCAGGCAGTTTACAATGCCGTGTGGGGAAAGATGACTCCGCAGCAGAGGTATCAGAACACCGGGCATACGGACCTCCGTTCCATCGGCTTCTCTGGTATCGAGTTCAATGACGCCCTCATCGTGGTTGAGGATGATTTGGAATCCGGGCTTGCGTTCTTCCTGAACAGCGAGTATCTTGAGTTTGTTGTTCATAGGGACCGGAACATGAGCTGGCAGGATTTTATGCCGCATCTGGATGAAGACGCCAAGACTGGTCGTTTTTACTGGATGGGAAATATCATCTGCACATCGCCGCGTTATCAGGGCCAAATCCAGAATCTGAGTTAACCCGCTCTTCCTACGCTCAAGCCAATGAGCGTGAAGGTGCCATACCTAATGGGAGGTATTTGTTATGCCTATAGACAGAGTTAATAGTTATGAGGGTGGTGTTGGTAAAGTAATTGCGCAGGGAATGCGTAACCAGCTTTCAGCTGCAGTGACCACTCTCGGAACAATTCGTCAGCTTGCTGGTGGGCGTGAAATTGTTTACGCCAAAGTCGGTGCCGCTGCAATCAGTGCTGCGCACGTAATGAACGGCGTTGCCCCCACCGCTAACCACTGCACAATTGCAGTTGCTGCTACAGCTTCCGTTGGTGCTAAACGGTTTACCGTTACCCTCGGTGCTACAGCCGCTGCGGCTGATGCATACAAAGACGGCTTCGTGGTTATCCAGTCCGGTACTGGTGTAGGATACAGCTACATGATTGATTACCATCTGTCATGTGCTGCTTCCGGTAACTTGGTCCTTAACCTGAAGGACGGTCTCGAAACCACCCTGCTTGCTACCACACGTGCTTCTCTCGTCGCCAACAAATACAATGGTGTCATCGCTGCGACTGCCGGGGCGACTGTTCCGGTCGGCGTGAGCCTCTGCACAGCGAGTGCTGGATACTATGTATGGCTTGGTAAACGTGGCCCGTGGCCCGTGGTTGTTGGTTCCAGTGCCCTTACCCCCGGCGACAAGGTCACCCTTGGTTCCGCTGCTGGTACAGTGCTTCCTGTTCCGACAACTGTGGTTGGTTCTGCTCTTCTGAGTGGAACTTACCCCGTGGTAGGTGTGGCCATCATGTCTGCTGCTGGTAATACTGGCACATGCGCGATGGTTGATTTCAATCTGTAACCAACGAGGGGCGGTAACTGAGCCATTCGGGTGCCGCCCCATTTTAAAATCGGAGACACGAATATGGGACTTGGTGATGGGATTAGAGAGCTCGTGGCCGACGTTGGTGTGCAGACTTCCGACATCAACACAGCTGCGGTAACAGCTGACAAGATGGCAATTGACCAGCCCCGTTGGGCTAAGTTGACCGTACAGGGTGGAGGCACAACTGCCTGCGGCTCTTGGACTGTCAGCTCAAGTGTCACTGTGCTTTCTGTTGTTCTTGTTATCGCAACAGCCACAACCGCTGACGCTACTGTTACCGTGCAGGATACTGCGAAGGGAACGATAGTAATGCCAGCTCGCTCATGTACTGCTGCCGGGACACGTTCTTCGTTCCAGTCAACAGCACTTGAGAACCATCCTCCGGTCTGTCCGTTGACAGCTGGTGAGTCACTTGAAGTGACATCCAGCATTGCGACTGACAAGCTGGCGGGAGTTTGTTACATTCAGTACATACCCACCTAGAAAAGGGGGTATGCCATGGACTTAGACGGACTTGAGAAAATTGTCAATGCTAACCATGTAGCCGTTATGCGTCAACTTGCATCCATGGAAGAGATGTACCGTGAGCAAGTGAAAGTCTGTTGTAAAAGAATGGACGACGTTGAGAGGGATATTGGCGAGCATGGCAAAGTTATCGAACGCTCTAAGGGCGTGGTAGGTGTTATCGGTGCGATATGGGCAGTTATAACAGCTGTAGCTGCCCTAGTTGCACCTTACTTTTGGAGGTAGTTTATGTTGAAGAAGCTTTCGTGCGTAGCAGTGGTGTTGTTGCTTATGGCCGTGATTCCTGCTTGCGAGCCACCTGACGACGAAACGGTTGCCAAAGTAATTACATCTGCGACCTCTGTTGCGTTCTCACAGATACTGGAGTGTAATCCACAGATTGAGGAAACGCTTTACATGTATGCCATTATGCAGAAACAGGCAATTGTAGAGCGAACCATAAACGCAGAGCTTGCCAATGCTATATTCAACAAGGTTATAGAGTCTTGCCCCGACCTTGATGCAGACGACAAGCAGCGACTTGTGATGTTGTTCAGCACTATATTGCCAATGATTGAAATACCAGAAGAAGGTATGCTGAGCGAGCGTTCGCGTAAGTTTATGGTTGCGTTCCTTGACGGGATTATAAACGTTATCGAAATGAACAGGGCTATCGAAGGAAGCGGAACCAACGACACCACTATGATGGAGCCGAAGGTTCAGTTTCTGATGGAGACTTTAAATGGCTTATACAACCCCTCTGCTTGACTCAGAGATTGTTCCTGTACGAGCCACAAGGGTTACCGCTGGTGCAACGTGGCTTAAAAGAAACTTCGGAGTTGCAAGGCGCGTTTCATTTCAGACAACTGCAGACGGGACGTGTGTTCTCGCCAACAAGAGCGATAGTGCTGAGGGGAGCATCATATCAAACGTTAGCCTCTCGGCTGATGGTAGCAGGAGCATTGTCCTGCTTGAAAACTACGCTGGCAATGTATATGTTCACACCCTTGGTGCTGGAATTGTTACGTGTGAATATGAATAGGGGGTAGCAGATGTACAATACTCTTGCGACCATGAGGCAGGACCTTATGGGTTTTGTCCCGGGCTTTTCACCCTCGGTGTATACGTCTGCTATCCAGCGTGCTTACGATGATTTGGCAAGAGCGTACCCGTGGCAGGAGCTGGAAACCGAAGTAGCGATTGCAACAAAACAATACGTTGATACAGGCGGTGCCAAGTTTACGAATGGCTCAACCAGTGTCACAGCAGCCACCACAGTTAGTGCGGCATGGTCTGGCGGGGAAGCTAATGGTTTTGCTGGGTACTACATAGTCAAGCGTGACGATGCATGGCCAAGCATTATTACTTCCTCAGACTCTGTCAGTGTTACCCTTACAAGCGGTTATCTCGGTAGAACAACAACCGCAGCTGCATCGGCTGGTGATGGCTATGCCATCTTTAAACATATATATGCAATCACAGCGGCGTTGAGTGAAGTCACCGCAATCGTCTGTGAAGACAATCTTTTGGGTGAGGCCCATGACCACTACATAGACAAGCATGATGGAGATTATCAGAGCGATGGTGAACCTGATAAGTGGCGTCAAATTGGACGTGATTCAGCAGGTTATACTTTGGTTCAGATATATCCAGCATTGATAGATGATATCTATGTCTTGCGTATACGTGGAAGGAAGCCAATCGAGACACTTGGTGAAACTGCCAAGCCTCTTCTTGACTCCTCACTCATCATAGCATTTGCAGAGGTAGAGCTTCTTAAGCGCAAGAGGATACTTGACCCCAACTCAGTAACCGACTCCATTATTGAAGCCTCAATCGCAAACGCTGCCAATCACTTCAACTATGCAACAGAGCGCGATAGGAGAGTCAGGACCGACGAACCTTATACTCGTGATAACATGTTTGGAGAAACCCACCGTGGTCAGGACTGGCTTGTTTCGCATGACCCGTGGGATGATTAGGGGGCTCATATATAAGGGGATAAGTAATGTCTTCTCTCACCAGAACAGCTGCTAAGACACGTGCCAGATACCTTCTTGCCGAACCAACCGCACGTTTCTACACAGAAGCCAACCTTAATGATTGGTGCAATGACGCAGTAAGTGACATCTCGCTGCGTTCTTATTGTTACCAATTCAAGGCCACTCCCGTAACAACCACAAACGGAACGTCAAACTACGTCTGGCCGATTTCATTAAACACAACTTCAATTAATACCATAGGGGTGAAGACGATTGTGAGCTCTGCCAATTTGTCTTTTACCAGAATAACTCCGGACTTGATTGGTAAGGTTTCACAAAATCCAAACGAGGTATGCTGGTGTTCTTGGGGTCGTGAGGTAATCTTATCCCCAACACCGACAGCCGCTTACTCAATAACGTTATTCTGCTGGGGTGAGGCAGAACAGGCGGGAGCCGGGACGCTTAATCTACCCCAGCCATTTCACCATCTCGTGCCGTTGTATATGGCAATGCGTGGCTTTGAAGCAAAAAGAGACATTCAAATGGCAATGAAGTATTACGAGATGTACAACAATGAACTCAACGCCATAACTCAGTCGTGGCACATTGCCGACAACCCCGGCATTGACCACGTTAAGCCCGGAGTTGCTGGCGTCACAGTGGGGCAATAATGCCAAACAAGGGAGACACAAGGAGAGCATACTATCCAATACAGTATCCGTTTAGTCTTGACCTTGAATGGGACCCCAAAGACGAACAGATGCCAAGCGGTACGTTTCAGGTTCTCATAAACTATATACCGCGTGGCCAGATACTTGAGAGCAGGAAGGGTATAACGGAGCTTTCACACTCATGAGTTTAAGTGAATACATTGAACTCCGTCCCGAGTTTACTGTTGATAAGTTTATAGACCATGCAGCTCCAACTGCCAACCCGGGTTCGTTTGTTCAACTAGACAATTACATACCAAGGAAAGGATATATTGAGAGCAGGCGTGGAATAGCTGAGCTGTTACATACACCTGACACTTCGTGGGTTGTTCCATGGGACCCCGAGAACCCCATTTACTCTGGCATGCACACTGTTACTCCATCTGAAACGGAGATGGCGAGATGTAGAGTCATATTGAAGTTTGAAGAGCAGGCCAATCCCGGTAAGAATGCACTGACTGGCAACAATGTTTTTGAAAGGTATTGGGGGCTAGGAACAGCCGAAGCATCAATGGTCACAAGTTATTATGGGGCAAAGCAGGGAGTATATGCTTTGTACATGGGTGATGATACCGCAATTAAATCAGGTTATCAGTCAAGGGACTCAGGGTATCATTATGGACTTCGGGGTGTTGTTCCAAATCCAGACCCATTTAACTGGCCATGTTACTCTGGTGCTGATACCCAAGTTTCTTTTGTTTCGTTTTGGTGTTACATCCCATCGCACGCTAAGGGTGGTTCAAATTATTTTTTTACCATGGGGAACACATCTAATGCGAGTGGACAGGCAATTGTTTTTAGATATTGGCGGTGTGGAAGTGGCTCAATAAGATATCAGGGATGGTATACATCAACTGCTGGTGGTAGTTCAAATTTATTTGTCCAAACCCCATATTATGTTGCAGCAGACCAAGAATATCTTACCGCTGGTATATGGCATTTCTTTGCCGTTTGGACTGATTTGAGTGCAAAAAAGAACATTGGTTTTTATCATTACAGGTCAGACACCGGATATGAGCATTATGCAATTAATTGTGCTGCACTTACTGGAAGATTTTTAAAGGCTGGGAGACCAACCATAGGGCCTAGTTGTTATTATAATGCAATAACAAGCGGATATAAAACAGATGTTTCAGATCAAATATTAGCATCAATTGATTATTGGACGTACTGGGATTCAATTTATACAAACAACACTTCAAATGTTACGCTTGCTCGTGACATTAAAAATCTTCACGCTTAGGGGATGCCATGGGCGTTTTGAATGAACAATCTGCAGCTATAACCGCATTGTATAAATACTACCATTCTGATACAAGCAGGTTCTTGCCTACTGTTGCAACAGCAACGGAGTATCCCCACGAAATTTACGCAGTAACCAAGTCAACATCTAATGCTACCAAGTCATGTATTATAAGGATGGTTCGTGATAGCGCGAGCGTCTGGAAGAAGCTTACACTGGCAGACCCCAACAATACTGCAGTATACACTGAGGGTACAGTATCTGGCCTGACAAGCGGAGTCTTTGCTCGCATGCTTGGCCATACATATTATTCAAATGGTGTTGATGAAATAAAACAGATACGAGCGCGGCAGTCTGCTGGTGACGATACGGCGAAGTACTTGTACACTGCTGGGGTTCCAGACCCAAACTCAAAACTAAACTATTCAAGCCTTGATGATACGAGCGATTCAACTTATAGTGCTGGTACTGGTGCTGGCAGTGCGACCGTTACACGTTCCATACAGCATAGGCGCGAGGGAAGGGGGGCGGTGTCATTCAGTCAGGAGACACCCGGGAAGACAGCTACCCTTACCATTACAGGAACAAATGTAAACTGGCAAACATTCTCAGATGCACAGACAGCAACCGGGAATGATTACTTTGCTTGTGAGGTTTATCGCTTTGATAAAGAGCCAATAGATGCACTGTATATTAGATGTAAAACTGACAACAGCAACTACTACACAGCATACATAGCTTACAAAAGCTCTCTTGATAATCCATTCTCTGCCACCTCAACATGGGAGAACTGGCATCCATCGCAATCTACGCAGCAGGCGGTGTGGGGTAACAACATATACGATAACCAGATGTTTAACATCCGCATCAGGAAGAACTGGTTTGCCGTTACTGGTGCGCCTTCTTGGACAGCCATTAATACCGTTGAGTTTAAGCTTGTTGCTGGAAGCAAGGCCAGCTCCGCAAGGCCAGCAAAGGTTGCCGTTGATTTTGTCAGGACATTAAAGACTCCACCAATCGTTGATACTAATAGCATAAGATGTGCCTCTTGTGAGCAACAGGAGGACGACTCTACCTATGGCTGGCTCAGCAATACAGCAACATTGACTAAGGCAACGTTCAGTTATGAGTTTGCCAGAGAGGGTGCATCGTGTGTTGCTGTTGCTAAAGGTGAAAAGGCAACACTCAAGTTTACCTCTCCTAAGGACTTTGGCACCTTTCCTGATGGAAGCACAGCCGACACCTCATGCGTATTGAGATGCAACATATCATCAAAGGGGCTTGGGTATCAGGCTGGATTTAACTGGGCTGCTTTTACTTGTCCAACAATAAACTTTATAGATAACGTTGGACAGAACAGGCAAGCAAAGATGTTTACCATGGGCAACTTTGTTGGCGGTGGAGCTACAAAGCAAGTGCTCATGCACAACACTCTAGCCTTCACCGGAACCGCTACATTCGACTGGACCAAAGTTGTTGAGATAGAGCTTAACGGTCCGAACCATGCAACCTTAACCCCTCCAGCATATTACTTCGACGACATTAGAATTGAAAGACCTTATGACGGCATGCAGCCAGTGTACGTGTTTGAGCCTATCGAGCGGTACGTAATAGATACTGTTGCTGATTATCTTGGAGCTACCTTCAAGGACTTTGCTGCAGTTATAGACCTGTCTGCTGAGGCCCTGAAGTGGGTGTGGGGCAACATGTCATATCACACATATGGCATGGGATGGATGACGTATCCAGACTTCGACCACTCCAGTATAGGTATAGCTGGTTGTACACTCACATCGTATGGAAGCAAGCCGTTTGGTTGTAGGTTTAAGTTCAACGCAGTACATGACCTTACCGTGTATAAGATACCAGTGGTTAACTTCCCTCCGTCGTGGACAAACTTTCCAGACGAGCTGGGTCCAATAGCATGGAATAGTATACCAGCTGGTAGTGACGACAAATTTGCCATATGGATTGCAGCTCCGAAGGAAAGTGCAGCAAACATAGATAGGGTTTACATCAGGATACACGGCAACAATGGCGGTGCACTTGATGCAGAGACCTATCTTGAATATTCGATAAGCGGTCAGGAGTTAATTGCCATAGGCAAAGAAGCTCAGGGCGAGCAGAAAGAGTTTGCAAAAACTCTTAAGGATATACAAAAAGCTTACGATAAGAACCCACAGGCCGTTATCAGTACTCTAGCTAAAACATTTGTTGACCCTGCCATGCGCGGTCAGGTTGCAGCATTCATACAGCAGGGCATAGAGTATCTCGGTGCTGACCGTGGTGGATGGCCATCTGCCATATTTTCTTGGAAGCGCAAGGACATGGTTGTATGCGAGAACTCTTCTGCTGGCCGTCAGTTCAACATGGCTGAGGTTCGTGGCATTAGTGTTGAGCTTGTAGCAAAGGGTGCTGGAGCAAAGATATGCGTTGATAATTTTGTGATGAAGAAAGAAGGCTCACTCAACGGTGATTACCAGTATGTTGTTATGCTTGAAGACAATGATGGTAACCTGTCACCAGCAAGTGAGTTCTCCAAGGTAAAGCGGATTAGCAATGGAGACGCTGTGCTTAGGAACGTTTATGTCCCGTCAGGTGCTAACAAGGCGAGAGTTGTTAACAAACGTATATATAGACTTGGTGGAAACTCAAGCGAGTTAAGGCACGCTGGCAATTGCTCCGTTGTTAACGGAACCTATTTCGATAATGTCCCTGACAATAAGCTGACACTGGCAGCACCTGAAGATGCGTATCAGCCACCGATATGTAAGGTGATGGAGCCTTTTGATAACATCATGTACTACGCAAACATTGTCAAGGATAGGTTCGGTGAGGTATATCCGTACAGGATTGTATGCTCTGAGCCATTCGTTCCGTTCCGGGTAAGCGACTTTAAGGCACTCGACATACCGGAGGATGGCCAGAAGGGTGGTGGTGTTGTTGCGCTCAAGGGTTTCTATAATTATCTGTGCGCTTGGACAACCGACTCTTTCTACACAGTGCCCAAGGCACTAGCTGGTCCAGCGACATTTAGGTTCCCGCGTGGATGCATTGCAAGGGACAGCGTTGCAGTTACTCCGTATGGTATTGTGTGGCTTTCAAGAGAAGGACTGATGCTTGGTGATATCTCCCGGGTAGATGACAATTTCTTTAAACCTATAAACAAATTGTTTGAAAGCTATACCGAGGACCAGCTCTCTAATGCAAAGGGTTTTTGTATTGGCCAGTATTACTATATGTTTTACGACCAAGACACAACCGCTGGTACTGGTAAAGGTATATGTTGCTATCTTCCAGAGCGCACATTCTCAGAACTAAGTGGACCATTTGACATGACATCGTTCATGAAATGGGATGGAGCTGGAGATAATAATGATGTTTACTTCGGCAGGGGGAACGGAAAGCTGTACAAACTGTTTGATGGTTGGACTGATGACAGTACCGCCATAACAACAACTCTAAGGACAAGGGACTTCTCACATCCCGGGATACAATATGACAAATGGCTCAAATCTTTTTATCTCTCTCTGGCAAAAACTCAGACTGCTTATGACACGCAGGTTACGCCAACGGTATACGTCAACGGGACGGCGAAAGAGACGATGCCAGTGTGGACAGCAACCACGACTACCGTAAAGACATTTGTCCAGCCTGCAGTAATGGGTGATGAGGGTACTCATATAGGCATGGGGCTTTCGTGTGTCAATCCTCACAAGATTACAGAAATGGTAATGAAGGTTGAGGTTGAAGAGGACGTGGAGTACAAGCCGACATGATAGAAGACGGTAACCCAACAGAAAGATTTGGCGAGCAGTACGACGCTAATACAATGACACGGTTTGCCGAAGACGTGTACTCAAAGCTTGGGCAAATTAGCAAGGACACTGGCGTTTCAATGCAGCAGATACTTGCGGCAATGTCACGTGTCAATGATGTTGCTGTTGCGGCAGAGGGAATAGCTCGCAATGGGTTGCCAGAGGATGCGTCTCCACCAGAGCCTCCGCAGGACCTTGAGGTTTATAAAATACCATTGCTTCCAATCTGTGTTGCTTGGTGCAAACCAGTCAATCCGCTCAAGTACAGAAATCACGCCGGGTTCCAGTTCTTTGCCAGTCTAATCCATAACTTTACTCCATTGGAAGAGAGTGGAATTATTACTCTGACGGGCACAGCATACAGCACTCATGCTACAAATCTTGTTGTATGCGCCACTGGAAGCGACAAGCTGTATAAGTCTGGCACCGACAGGAACCTCCAGTTCTTTACCGAGATTAGCCCGGGCAACTCTAAGGAAATTACCAACACAACAACCGGGGCTACTGGGCTCACCACTGCATGGAGTGCAGCCACGCCAAAGACTCTCTCAACAAACATTGCTTGGAACGCAGGAGACGGATACTCCTTGCAAACGTGGGCTCCCAAGAACATGGTAGGGCAAGGGCCACTTCCTTTTGCAGTGTTCTTTATCCAGAACTGGTTTGGCAATCCCGGATGGGACAAAGAAACTGTGTATGTCAAGGCACGTTCATACTCACGGCTCAGGCGTTCATATAGTTTCTTTGCCAGTGCAAGCACAACTGGGAACGATGGAGAAACACTTGATGCACCAACTGTCACGGCAACTCCGATATTTTGGAACGGCAATATTAATATCTCATGGACACGTGGCACAACCTTTAAGGATTACTTCGATGAATTAGACCACTACGATTTGTACAGGACCACAGCAAACGACACCGCTCTATTAACTACGGATAAGATACGCTACAGTGGAAAGATGTTGTCGTTCATAGATGTTGGCTATGATGCAACCAACTCCCCGGACGGTCCAGAGCAGGATAAGACGTATTGGTACTGGGTTGTGTGCGTGAACAAGGAGGGCGACAATGGCACATTCTCAGCACCTGACTCAGCCACCCTCGCGAAGGGTGGAACTGTTACCATTTACGAAGGAGCAGAAGAGGAAACCAAGTCTTGGTTCAATGTTAAAAACTGGACTATACGATGGTATGACGACGGCGAGAGCGAAGGTTATTGGCTACGTTGGAGACGAGACTTTGGTGGCGGGTCTTATGGCGTATATTCTGTACCGATTTATGTAAGGCACACAACTGAATACGGATTGCATGGCTCTGGATATTATATCCAACAGCACACTTATAATGCACTGCAGATAGGCGAGGACTACGAGTTCAGTGTGCAGGCCACAAATAATCCGCTAGTTCCAGACCTTGGTGGTGGATGGACCACTCAGGTTTATACAATTACAGACTCTGGCATACCGGACACACCAGCTTAAGGAAACAAATGCCTTCAGCAACTGGTAACACAACAGCAAGATTTATAAAATGGTCAAGCACTGATGTGTCGGTTAGATACTTCGACGTATATAGAAGAACTGACAGTGTCACTGCAAGCATAACAACTTCAGATATCGTTGCCAAGGTAAGCTTTGGCTCTAATCATTTTGTTGATGCAACTGGGACAAACATACCATATTGGTATTGGGTAAAGGCCATATCTTGGGCTGGCCATAGCAGTGCATTTTCAGATACCATCACTGCGGTTGTGAGTTCGCTAGACCTTACGGTTGGTGGCAATCTAATTGTATGCGGTACAACAACATGCAATGGTGTCGTGTCCATTAACAGTGACGCCAATATATCTGGCAATCTTACTGTCGACGGTTCAACAATATTGAAGGGCTCACTAACAGTATCTGGTGCTACAACTATTAACAATAACCTGTCTGTTACTGGAACAGCCACAATAGATGGGGCAACAAAGATAAATGACACACTCGATGTTAGCGGTGCAGCAACATTCTCTGATTATATATCAGTTGCTTCTTCAATTAAGACTCTGTTCATTGAGTTAACTGCCAGCGCAAACCCACCGACTCCAGTAACTGGCGGGACAATACGTCTATTTGCCAAGGATACTGGCGGTGTCACTGTTCCTTGCGTTATTGATACAGCTGGAACTGTTACTCAGCTCGGTTCCGGTGGAAGCCTTGCGCTTGATGACCTCACCGATGTTGATACAGCTGGAGTGGCAGAGGGAAATGTTATAGCCTATTCCTCAAGCGGAACTTGGAAGGCCCGTGCTCAGAGTGGTGGTGGTGGTTACGCACTATTCATTACCGAGGCAAACTCTGCCAGCATAGATACAGATGGTCAGGATGCTCATCTTAATTTCGACGGTGACGATTTTAATGTCACAGTTGGTAGTGGAGAGAGTGCTACCGTATCACTTGCTGACGGGCTTGTGCTTGGTGGTGGACTCACTGTAAACGGTGGGCTTGCTGTTAGCGGAAACGTTACCGTCAGTGGTGACGCTAGTATTAATGGAAATCTTGTAGTAAGTGGCACATCCACTTTAATAGGAGCTGCAACTTTAAGGGGAGCACTAACAGTCTCTGGCGTTACTACCATAAATAATAACCTCAATGTCACTGGGGCACTAACCGTTGACGGAGCAACTGTGCTCAAAGGAACGTTGACTGTCTCCGGTGCAACAACAGTCAACAGCACATTAAACGTAACTGGTGCCACTACTATTGATGGTGTTGCAAAGATAAACAACACATTGCAAGTTACCGGGGCAACAACAATAGATGGTGCTGTTAAAGTTAATAATACATTGCAGGTAACCGGAGCAACAACTATAGGCGGCACCCTTACCGTCAGCGGAACGTTGTCGTTAAATGCTGCTGCCAATATAAGTGGTGCGTTAACCGTTGATGGTGCTACTGTTTTAAAAAGCACACTTGTTGTTTCTGGTGTGGCTACAATTAATAACAACTTGGCAGTTACTGGGACACTTACCGTAGATGGGAAGACAACCATCAATGATGAGGTAATTGTTTCTGGTGTAACTACTTTGCTGGGTCAGGTGAGGGTTGCTACTACAGCTGGTGTAACTCTTGCTGGTGTTACGCTGGAGCGAGCGTGGACATCAAATACAACTGGTCATTATGGATTTCATATACATGAAAAAGTTTCTCAGGCAACGCCCAATACAACTGCACTGTATTGCACTGGGCTTGGTGGTTATGTTGGATTAGAAAATACATTATTTGGTGCTACTTATAATGTGTGCGGTCTTGACTTTATGCCGTATGAGGTAGGTGCTGTTGCCGGACACACTGCATATCTTACTTCATATGGGATACGAACAGGAGGGGCTGCTGGATTTGCTGGTACGTTCAATGCCTTAGCGATATGCGGTCTTGACGTTGGCATGGTATCACAAGGTGGAGCTGACTATGGTAGTAACGTTAACGCTGCTACCGGGTATGGAATACTCATCGAGAACGGTGCTGGTCTTGGTGGGACAAAAACCATTGGTACTGCCTATCAGCTTTACATCAATGGCATTGCGAGTGTTACTACCGACGCCAATAAGTGGATTATTTGGGCGAATGATGGCAAGTCTTATTTTAGGCAGAATGTATCTGGAGCAGCTGGCGATGTAATGCATTTCCATCAGGACCACACAGCTGGTGCCACTGGTTGTGTTAAGCTTACACAGGACCATCAGGGTTATGACTTTATGCACTTTGTATCACCAGCCAGTGCTGGTACGTCATACTCTATAAATACAACGGAGCGTAATACCTTTAATTGCATGATAGCTATTAAGGTAAACGGAAAAATAAGATGGTTAAAGGCGTATGCCTAAATGCGACAAATGCTTTTATCGACTATTCCACAAAACCCACAAATGTAAGGAGAAGAAGCACATGGCTTTAACTACCATGGAGAGACAGGTAGCCAGACAAATATTGAAGTACTATAGCGGAGAACTCCCCGGGCTTCCCATGAACGAAACGTTAATCAATGCGTTTCTTGATGCAGACGAAGCTGGAAAACGCTCAATGATTAAAACATATCTTTCTAATATCGTATTGCCACAGATGCAAACAAATCTCATACAATTAACAAATGCATCCACTGACGTACAGAATAAAATAAACGATATCAAAGCGTACACCACAACGGTGACTCCATGATTTCTTCCAATGACATAGAGCTCGTGCTTTCAACTAGCGTTAACACTCCAGCTGAATTATTTTCAATGGTTATGGAGTACGCTGAGCGCACTGGCAAGAACAAATGGGAATGCTTTGGTGAAGCGTTTTCTCCAATGTCTTTATCTATTATGTTTAAGCATAAGGTGCTTGGAGTGTATATCGGATATTGCAGTATAAAGCATATGGACGACAACACCCTGTTCTTCAACCATGGCCTTATGCTTCATCCCGTTAGCGACCCAGCTAATCTTATGGCTAATATCCATACAAAGATATTGGCTTGTAATATGGCTGCTCCTAAGAAGCTGATTATACATAGTGAACTTCCATCGAGATTGTGGAGAAACTGGGGGTTCAAGGAGTCTAAGGTAAAAATATTCGAGCGTGATATGGGAGGGTCTAATCATGGGAAGTAGCAGCAAGAGTAAAACAGTAAGCAAGCCTGTATTGCTGCCAGAGCAAAAGAGGATATGGGAATATTTTGGAAGCAATATAATTCCCATGGCAGAGGGAAGGGACACCGCCCTCACACGTCAACTGATGCAAGCTGCTCAGGATACAACGGCAGATGCCAGAGCAATGAGTGAGCAAAACATAATGGACATTGCTGGAAGGACTGGTATGGGAAGCGCACAGATTGCCAGCCTTCTTAAGGATGAAGAGCGCAAGGCTCTTGAGGCGCAGATTAAAGCAATGACTGGTGCCAAAGCTTCTACCGCTGACCGTGCCCTGCAGATGATAAGTAGTATGCCCATATCACCGGGGACACAGTCTAAGACTACAACAAAGAGCGGCCCTAGCCCCGCAACTATGGTTGCTGGCGCAGCTCTCGGTGCCGCTTCTGGTGGACTTGGTGCTGCCGCAATGGGCGGTAGTGCTCTGTTGGGTTCCGCTTCTGGAATGGCCAGTGGTGCTGCTGGCGCAATGCAATAATAAGGAGAATGACGATGGCTGAAACACCTGAAAGCAGAGTTAACGCTCGTGCTGAGCAGATAAGGCAGTACAAAGACAAGCAGGGCATAGCACGCACAGATAGCCTAAACCAGAAGCAGATGGATGAGGCAATGCATCGTGAGATTACTGGTAACAATCCCCCCGGTGCAATCGAACAGCCCCCTCAGAGACCTGCTCGTTCAAGGCCAATGATGGAGCAGATACAAACTGCTGCAGCTGAGCAGGGTGCAGTTCCGATAGGCGAAGCAATTAAACAAAGGCTTGCCCAAGATGGTATACAGGGTGTTACGGTTGCTCCAGAGCAGTCGTTCAGTATTAGCCCAAATCAATCTTCAACCGCTCCAGCATCAACCGTTTCTCCCCCTCCCCAGTCTGGCTATGTTGTTCCAGCTCAGCAACCTCAAGTTCAAGCAACTGGTGGTGGAGTGTTCGCAACCGAGCCTCCACCAGTAAGGCAAGCAGCTCCCATAGAGGAGCCCGGTACTGGAAAGGCTGCACTGGCAATGCTCGGAGCGTTGCTTCCGGGAGTTGGTGGATTTCTCATGGAGCCATTTGCCAAGGCCCAGCGCAATTACATGCAGAAGACTGAGAAGGACGTAAAGCTGACTGACATGTTCTGGAAGGAGTTCGACGAGGACCCTGTAAACGCCAAGAGATTTGCTCGCGTGCCAGTTGTTCGTGACGCTCTGCAGCGTAGATATGGAATGTCTGCAGATGAAATCATAGACCTCGACAAGAGCATAGGGCAGTCGTCTGCTCTTAAGGCAAAGGACATATTTTACTTGGCAGAGAAGGGTCTAGTTAATCTACCTCCTTCAATTGACACAGAGATAGGTCAAGTTACAACCCGCCCAGTAACACAAACCATAGGTGGATTGCCCTATAAGCTCAACCAGCAAACAAACCAGTATGAGCTCATGCAGACAGAAGTAATGAAGATGTATGACGACGCAGTGAAGGGTTATCAGGGTCAAGGTTATTCACCTGATGAGGCATCCCTTATGGCGATGAAGGCTACGAAGGGACAACCAATCTTTAATTCTACCGAGGTTGGTAACGGCGTTGTTATTATGCGCAATGATGCTCTCGGCACTGTTCACAAGTTTAAGTTTACCGATGCAGTAAAAGAAAAGAACAGAGTTGAGATAGTTAAGAACGAATTAACCAAAGAGCCAATAGGAGCGTTCTTCTATCGTGAAGGTGAAATGCCGACTAGCCCCGAAGATGTAATGTTCCTTAGCTTTGCTTCAATGCAGGACAGCCAAGGAAGAAACGTTGCCCAGTTAATACGTGGAATGTCAGAGGAAGAGGCAAAGAGCCCGGGAAAGATTGCTCGTTTCATATCTTGGCTTTTTGGTGGCACGGAAGTAACTGACCATAGCAAATTATTGGAAGGGCAGGGAGGTGAGCCCGGAACTGGTGGTGCTCAGGGAGCTCAACAGGTTAACCCTGTTCCGGGTCCTATCACCCCTCCACCTCCAGAAGTTCCTCCGGTGAACCCTCAAGTTAACACAACTGAGAATAAAAAAGTAAACCAGTTGCTGCTTGATACGGGAGCTATCTAATGGCAGATGAAACAAACAAGACTTCTCCGCAAGTAAACTGGGGTCAGGACCCAATTGTGCTTGGCAAAAAACAATACACAACTGGCACTGTTCCCGGACCAGTCCCCCCCGAGTACATGGACACTGAAAATCTTAGGGCTCAGCAGAGAGAAGCCAAGGCTGCTGGTTTGCCTCCTCCAGATGTAAGTTCTCCAGCTTCCAAGGAAGCTTATATCAGGGGTGAAATGCCAGTAACCGCCCCGGTAGTTAAGAGACCAAGCGAAACCTCTTCTCCTAAAACAAACTTGGGTGGGTTACCAAAGTGGAGTTCTGTTTTACAGAACGAACAGTACCGTGGAATGGATGCTCCGCAACAGAATAAGGTGCGTGAGAAGTGGCTTCGTACCATTGCAGACCTCAACCCCCAGTATAGTGCAGATGAAATAAGAGAGCTTAGGAAAGCAGTTTACCAGTCTAAGGCAGAGCCGCTTCCTCTCACATCAAGAATTGTAAAGGGTGCATCAGATTGGTTGGGCATGATGCCAGAGCCAGTTAAGAATGGGCTCGTCGCTTCTGCTGGTATGGTTCCGGGTGGACAATTATTGCAGGTTCCAGCCGCACTTTCAGAAGCCAAGGAGATTGCCAGTAAGGTTTCAGTTGAAAAGCCTCAACCAACAACTGCTGCTGAGGTACTAATTGGAACAATGGTCCCGGGCATATCTCAAACAAAATTCCCAGCGTGGGTAGAGCAGGCACCAAAAGAAAAGGGATATCTTGACAAGCTGTATGATACCTATCAAGAGAGTGGCATCAAGGGAGTTGCCAAACAGGAAGGTTGGCATGCTCTTGAAGAGGCGATGAAGAAGCTTGAGCAAATACAGTTCTCATCTTCTTGGTTTTTCGGTGGACTTGAGGGCAAGCTTGCAAAGGAACGCGAGATTGCGCGTAAAGAAGGGCGCATGAAATATCTTCGTGAGCTTCCAGACAATGAACGTTACAAGATATACGAAGATGTAATGTTTAGTGACGGGTATACTGGAGTTGATGAACGCATTGCCGATACCATCAGGAACGACATGGTCCCAGCTGGCATGACAGTGCAGGAGATTGATAAGGCTATTATCAAGGGCATACAGGAAAAGAAGTTTCCAGAACAGGCGTTCTATCACATGGGTGCGAAGAAGTATAACGTTAAGAAGCGCGAGCCCATGACTCCAATGGACCCATATGCTGCAGTGGGCTATGCATTTAGCCAAGGTCTCGACTTGAATGCAGCAAACGACGCCATGTGGAAGAACCTTAACTATGATATACGCGAAATAAAGGATGCTTCAACGTTAAGAAAAATGATGAAGGGCAAGACGTACGAAGAGAAGTATGGTTTCTGGAAGGGTCTTGCCATGAACGTGTTGCTTACCACTGCTGGCGACCCAATAACATGGGCGTCTCTCGGCTCTGCTGGACCAGCTATTGCAGCTAAGACTGTAGCATCCAGACTTGGGCAGAAGATTACGTATGCCATGGGCGGTAGGTTAACACTTACTGAAACGCTTAACACGTTAAAACAGATTGTGTCTAAGGGTGGCAAGGAAGCAGATGAAGTTCGCCCGTGGCTTAAGCTCATTCTCTCCGAGGCCAAGAAGGATGCTGAGTACGCTGGTAAAGACAAGGCTAAGGCAATGGAGATGATAGATGAGCTCGTTCAGCAGGTCCCATTGTCGAAGGAGGCTCGTGCTGGTGCCGACAAAATATCACAGACTGCCCGGGCAGCTGGCATTCAGGTTAATTGGTGGGACGGAGTAGTACCAAAGGCGTCTGAGGCTGAGCTCGCCGCTCGTGCAGCTGCTGAAAGAACTGCTCCAACTGCTGTTGATATTGCTTCCATTCCATTTGAGGGTACAGTTCCGATTACCCGTGAGGCTGCCGAGAAATTATCCAAGGCAGCTAAAACAGTTGAGCCACCCCCAGCTAAAGCAACCGCTCCACCGTCTGATGTTATGGGTATTGGCAGTATGCCAGCCCCAAAGACTGAGGCCGAGCTTGCCATTAGCAAAGCAGCTGAAGATGCTGGCAAGTTCTTTGAGGCTAGGATTCCCGGAGAGATGCCACCAAATGTTGACGACGTTCGTGCTGCTGCTGAGGCTGCTGCTGAGGCTGCTGCAAAACGTCAGGCCATAAGCACTGCAGCCAAAGTAATAGAGGGGACAGCACCTGCTGTTGAAAGAACAACAAGTGAAGTCCCGGCCCGTGCGATACAGGCAGTTGGCGGTGAGACTCCGGTTGGTGCTTATGGAAAATTTAAACTCCCCGACGTAACCAACGATGGTATCAGTAAGATTGACGATGTCACTGAAGATGCACTCGATATGATTAACAGGCCACGTGAAGGTCTGTCTTCAACGCAGCCAGAGACTGCAGCTGAGGACCTTCGCAAGGCCAGAGCAATGGGCAACACAGCTGAGGAACAAAGACTGTCTGGCCTCCGTACTCACGACATTGATACAAGGCGTAAGCTTATTAAGATAATGCAAGACTATGAGAAGCTTGTTGCTGATAAGTTTTCAACTCCAATACAACGTGAGAAAACATTTCAGTATCTGCAGCGTGAGTGGGAAAAGCTACATCCAGATGATATAGGTGGTGTCGAACTTAACAGAGTAATGGATGAGCGTGCAGCAATCAATGCTGGTGAGCTGGTTGATAATCCAACTGGCAGTGACCTTGTGTTGCGCACTGGAGAGGACTGGACCTCACAGTGGAAACAGAAGAAGCCATTAACTCCAGAAGAAGCATACAAGAAGACTACATTTGAAGCGAGACAGGAAGAGCGTCGCCTTTACGAAGAAGCAATGAAACAGTTTGAGGCAGAGGGTGGTAAGGTTCAGAAGTTTGCTACACGCGCAGAGTCAGAGCCGCGCATAGTTGGTGAGAAACAGTGGAACGAGGCCCGTGAACAGGTTCTGCTCGATGAGGGTATAGAAATATTTAATGAGGGAGAACAGACTGGCCATATAGCCAAGCGTCTCGGAGGTGAATGGGATGAGTACAAAGACACGCTGAAGTATGCAGTTGAGTCTGGTAGAGCAGCCGTTTCAAACCTTAACGTACGTGGCGTACGTGAAGCAGCGCAGAAGGGATGGTCCGGTTTCACTGAGGCGAAGGGAAAGATGTTTGAAAAGATTGCAGCAGATGAGTTGCTCAGTGGAAAGGATAAGGCTCAGTTAAAGAAGTTCTTTGATAGGGCAGAAGAAGCAGTAAAGGCTGAGATTAAAAGGCCCGGGAGAAAGGGACTTGACCCAGCTGAACGTGAGATGCAAAAGATACAGGACTTCTATGCTAATACCGTTAAGCGCAATGCTGCCCGTAAGTCTCCAATCACAGCGAAGAAGATGAGCGACGGTAGCATACAGGTAAGCAGGGTGCAGCATGGCAAGAAGGTGAACAGTTACTTCACCCCTCCAGAACATAACGATGGTGAGTATCTTGGAAGCATCTTTGGTATGGCGCAAAAGTTTTGGGACGACAAGATTACCAGACGTTCAGGGCTTGGTGCAAGGAGCGGCGCACTTGCTGAGTCTGAGAATTTAAAGAAGTCTATATTCAGCATCGAGAAACAGTTTACCAATTACCCACTGGTAGGTAAGGCGGTTAAGAACATGTACTCAACCATGGACGCCATATCAGAGAAGGCACTCGATGATATGACTGCCATTGCCAAGATGGGTAAGACTGGGAGATTTGCACTCAGGCCCGGGGGAACAAGATACAAGTTGACTACTCAGGATATGCAGAACATACCTCTGTATCATGAGAACTCAGAGTTGTTCAAGGCGTTGCCAGTAGAAGAGCAGGCAAGGATGCAGCCCATTATGGACAAGGTGCAAAAGTTCTACGATGATTTCCAGAAGATGTACAAGGACCGTGGTGCTGATGTAGACTTCAAGGCCCACTATCAGGAGGGGCTGGTTAATTCCAATAAAAAGATTGATGAGCTGCTCAAGGGTCTTGCAAACGGAAGCGTTAAGTATGTTGGTAAAAAGGATTTTGCATCTCTTGGAGTATACAATTTACCTGAAGGTTTCAATGGGTACTCAAAGGCAAAGGTTGCAAGGTTGCTCGAAGATGCCAAGGTAACAAACAACAAGACTATGCAGGAGATGGACTCGTTCAAGTATATCAACATACCTTATGCAATGTGGTTCGACTCCAGCTTTGATAAGGCAGCTGCATTGAAGTCACTCAAGCTTGCCAATGCACAGAAGCGTGAGACATTCAGGATTGCAGACTTGGTTTCAAGTGGTGCCATTAAAAAAGAACAGATAGATTTGTTTGATATGATGGCAGCGTATTCGAGAAGGGCGTCAAAGGATATAGCCATGCTTGATATTCGCAATTCCATGGCGAAGGAAGGAGCGTTTAAGAGCTTCGAGGATTTAAAGAAGCTTGCTCCAGATATCAAGAAGGCCGAGATTAAAAAGCTCAAGGCAGATGGATGGAGAAGGATGGACCCGAGACACTTCCCGTTCTTCTCACGTGGATGGATGCATCCAGCAATGCAGGAGTGGCTGTATAACTTTAAGTATGAAAGGTTGAATGCAACCACGTTCGATAAGGTTCTGTCAAGCGTAAAGGTGTGGCAGTTTGCAAATCCGTTCTTCCTCCCGTACTACGATGTAATGCAGGGAGCTGTTGCCCGTGGCCCACTCGGCATGCTTAATCCAGTGGGGTGGGGACGTGACCTGTACGCTGCTATTAAGATGTACAAGAACAAATCCCCGCTGTACTGGGAGCTGCTGCATGAAGGCATAGACTCAAAGCCAATGGCAATTCCGTTCGATGAATGGAGCGGAAAGCTGCAGCGTTTGAAAGGTGAGACTGGGTTTGAGTTCCTTGCTAAGTATGGTAAGGAAACCGCTAAGTCTGTTGGCCTTAAGCCAATATATGAAGCAAGCTGGTACGTTGCTTGGGAGCTTGACAAACTTGTGCGTCTTGCAACGGCCAACCTGTTCATGCGCAAGGGGTGGAGCGTAGCTGATGCATCTAAGATGTCTGCTCTGTTACACTCTGATTATGCCAACGTTCCTGTTGCAACCAGACGTGCATTAAACAGGGTTCTCTTTACCGGAACATTCAAGGTTACGATGGGTAGGCTCTATAAGGAAATGATAAAGGAAATGGTTCGCGTCCCATATAAGATGGTTACCGGAAAAGGAAAGGAGCTCACTAATATCCAGCGCAATCTTGCTAAGTCTGGATACACAACCGTACTCACTGGCATGATGGGCTTCGACCTGTTCATGACTGCCAATGGGTATGAGCGTGACCAGTTTGCAAGGCGTTACTTCAAGCCTGTAATGACTGATAGGGGACCAAAGGAAGATGTTGTTGTGTTCTCAAACCCAATGACCATGATACCAAAATACTGGCAGACAATCAGGAAGCTTGCCAATGAGAACTACAAGGATGATAGGATGGGCGATATTGTCAATGAGTTTAAGTATGACATTCACCCAGTGTACCGTATTGCCCTTGACATTGCCAATAACAAGCGTGCCAATGGTGAGCATATATGGGAACCGTTTGCTGATACTGGAGCAATGAAGTGGGCAAAGAATGCTGACTACGCTGCAGGTCAGGTGTGGCAAATCTTCAAACAAATAGGAATGGAGGACGTACCAGAAGACCAGCAGAAGGCTTGGGACCTGTTCCAAAAAGAGTGGGGTCCTGTTGCTGCTTACCTCATGAAGCCAACGTCGTTTCAGTATCTCCGTGACCCTTCTGTTGTGAGGTACGTTAAGGACCTGAACAAAATGCAGAGAGCATTCCAGAACCAGATTGCAGACATGGCAGATGATAGGAAGTATGACCCTGTAAAGGTACAACGCATGGCTCAGGAGCTTAAGAGAAGAAGCGCAAGGATTGTTGAGCTGATACAGCATGCCCAAAAGATAAACGATAGGAATGCAATGGAACGCTGGCAGGGTGGCGTCGCCAAGTAATTCCGTAAATAAACAATAAGTGTATAGCAAAAGAAAAGGGGGGAGCTAACCACTCCCCCTGTTCTTTTATGGAGCTGGCGGTAGGACTCGAACCTACAACCTGATGATTACAAGTCACCAGCTCTGCCAATTGAGCTACACCAGCTACTGGAGAATCTTTACCTTGAAGTTAAGACAGCCCCCGGGTGCCTCGAAGTCAACGGTGATATCATTGGACGGGAGAGAACGGACGCTTTCATTCATTGAGAAATCATATGCCGTTATTCTGTACCGCCTCACAGTCGTGGCTCCATCAGGGTAATCAATAACCTGACTGCTTAAGAACTCTGTCTGCCCGGGAACGTACAGGATTGTAATAACCAGTGATGTCGGGTTGTCTTCCTTGTCGTATTCATATATCCTGAACCCGGCGAGGTCTTCCTCTATTACATCCTTATTCCATGTAAACTCAACTGTCTTGTCTTTGGCGTATGTAACACCAGTGAGCATGACCAGTGCAATCAACACAATCAAAATTCGTTTCATCATGATATCTCCTTTGTGGTTGCGGATAGTTGCGGATACTAACTGATGCTTAGCTTCCTTCTTCTTACGTCTTCCTTGAACTCAGCCAGACTGAACATCTTGCCGGGGCACGTTTTATACGTGGCGTATTGGTTGTGCGCGAATATCCTGTCTATGGATATGTTATATATCTCAAGCAGTGAGTGCACAAATTCCACTGCCTTGTTCCACTGTGCGAGAGGGGGAGGTTTCTCATCGAAGTTACCGACAAGACATATCCCGAGAGAGCGTTGGTTCATGCCACCCTGCTTACAGTGGGCACCGTAGTACGTAGGCATGCGCCCAAGCAGCACTTCATAGTACGGACCAACAAGCTCTATCCCATAGTGGTAACCAATGTCGTGCCATCCCATGTCCTCAGTATGGTATCTCCTTATAGCACTCCAAGATACAGTCTCACTGTCCTTGGTTAAGCTGTGATGTAACATTATGGAGTCAGGTATCATGCTTGCCTCCTTCCGATATGAATTGCAGGCCCGTCAGATATCATCACTAAGCTTTCAACAGCCCCCTCTATCGGAGTCTTGCGCACCTTGTAAAACCTGCCGTCAATCATAACGTCAGCAAGGCCACCCATCGAGTACATATCGTACAGGAAAAACTTTATTGGCAATGATTTGCCAGTCAGGTCATGAGCTGCATCCTCCTTGTACCCTATCCCATTATCAAAGAAGATTGCATCTCGTACCTCATCAGTCTTAACGAGCGTCATCAACACCTGCGCAAGCTCTGCCCTGCGTTCCGGTTGTTCTTCCATTTCCCACAGCTCTCCCGATAGGAGCTTAGCTTTCAGCTCTACGTATGCACTGCAGTCAACTATGCATTTCGTCGGCTGCATGATGTCAGTCAGGAAATAATAATTCCTTGAGTCATCACGTATTCCTTCAGAGCCAACCGAGAATGCCATGCGATTGAACCTCATCGGTTCATTGGGGCTTACTATCTTTATCCGAAACCTATCCCCTCCCCACTGACAACGGCTTCCCTTGTGATGTTCACACAGCTCGCATACTGCAATGGGCTTCAGCTGCTTGTCCATGTAGCACTCGACACAAACTATCCTGTTGATTACATGGAAGCCACTGTCACGAGATACATCCTGTTGGACCGGAGCGTTTGACTTCTTCGCCTTGCGCTTTGCCTTATTCTTTTTTCCCATCTGCCGTCCTCCTGACACAAAGGTTATAGTCCGGGTGGTTGGGCTGGACTTTGCGCTCATTCCTGAACAGGTAGATTTTCTCACCAGCCTTAATAAGGAAGTCCATACCGGACTTACCAGCTATGTAAGGCCCCCTGCTCCCCGTCCCCTTGTACAGGCCCATCACTTTCATAAACTCACTCTGTTGTTTTGCTTCTTCGCTCATGCTTCCTCCCTTCCCAAATGTACATTTCCTAACTGCGGTTTCCGGGCCCGTCCCAGGACGCCGGCATATGCCGGTTTGGATGGATGATCCTGGCCCACTTCTCAGGCTCATCTTCGTCCATGACCCATGATTCGTTTGCTGACAAACACCATCCTTCCTCCATTCCATCGGGAGGTGATTCTTCGTCTCCGCCAACCTCCCATGACCGGAATGCAACCACATATGGTAGCCCATGGAAAAGACCAAGAATCCATGACCCATCTTTCGGTGCGGGTCCGTCTTGCCATGCGCCGGCAGCCATCGAGTCGGTAAGTTGGTCAACAGCAGCTTTGTAAACTCTTGCTTTTGCTGCCGTTTCCAGTCCTCGTAGCCATTCCGAAAAGGCTGTCCGGACGATTATTTCCCAATCCTCCATGTCGGTGATCTTCATCTCTCCGAGGATGATTTTCGTAAACACGGCTGTGGGAATCACATGGGCATTGCCATCCAGCGTCGGCACGCATAGGTGGGGCTTGTTGTCTTCAGTGTCTTCTCGCATTGTCGTATCTCCTTGGTATCGCTTGTTTTTCGTTAAGCCAGCCGAGGACCTCCCAAACTGACCAACCTGTGATGTGTTCCATCAGTCCGACCGTAACCGCAAAGCCATCCTCTCGGCGCTCAAGCCGGTATCCGGTCTTGCTGTAGGGCCCGTCAACTGTGTCAAGTTCACACGGGCCCACGTCGAGGATGTTGGTTATTTTCCATCCGTTGAACATTTTTCTAACTCAAGGCGGGCGATTGACATGCAAAGCTCGAGGACCTCGCCTTTGTCTGTTTCTTCTTTGACCTGCATGTTGGCGATAGCCCATAATGCGTCGCGCATTGATGGAGCAGCGGCCATCAAACGGACGTTTGCAGCCAATCGCGGGAATGTGTTGCCTGCCACGGATTGGCGAACATGTATCAGGTCTGCTCCAGCTTGGATGTCGGTCTTCAAATAACCGTCGTAGTGTCCCTGATTGCTCCCGTCGTGGTTATAAATCGTCCACGGGCCCGGAGTATGTTTGTAAGTCGATTCCTCTTTCGGAAAACAAAAGTCTTTGAGTCTTTGCGGTGCTTCGTCGCTTGTCATTCGTTCAAAATTGTCAGTCATGATTTTCTCCTTTGCTGTTAACACCCGGGTTTCTCTCGCTGTTAAACTATACATACCGGAAATGTTTTTTGATGTCGTTTTCCGCTTCAAACATCACTCGCCTTCGATCCGAACCTCATCCACA